TTTGTGGCCAGCGCCTACTGGATGAGCGTTTGCTCACATTACCCCACGCAGTGTTTGCCGTGCAGCGCCAATCTTGCGTATATTCCCGACCCTGCGCCTTGCCAGATTTTTGACAACAGACTGATCCGATGAAGACCTATATCTACTACCCCGGCATGGTAATCAACTGGAGATGGCCACACCGCAGCCAAACCCGCGCAAACCCTTGCATCCGTTGATATAGCAGCCTTTTGAGAAGAATACACCCCACCTCATAACGCCTCATTCCCCCGATATTTTTGCCCCAAAATTGCCCCAATCTGAAAAATCTTGCCCCAAAATTGCCCCAGAAAAACCCCAGCCTTTACCTGTCGAACGCGCATAGAAAAGCCCGCTCAATGGCGGGCCAATCCGAACCAGCTGCAACAGCTATGAAGCAGCGTTCAGCTCATCGCGAAGTCTTTCAAGAATGCGCGCGATTTTCTCTTCCTCCACCCTTGTCAGGTCCAAAGTCTCAAGAACGTGTTCTAGCTCAGTTAATGAATCCATCCGGTCTGGTCCCCGCTTATCTGCTCTCAGTCTCTCGACTGTGAAACACTGTATACCCATACAGTACCGAAGCGAATTTACCACTTTTTGCAGACCGAGTGGAGCACTATCTTTGCCCAGCCCTCCTATCCACATCCGTTCAGAAAACAAATCCCGTATTCTATTGCTCGTCATACAACCGCTACACTCCGTCATTACAGGTGATGCGCGGTGATCTCGTTGTGCGTTCTACTCGTTATTATTCACCTACAATTTACATGACCCGCATGTGCCATTACTGAGCAATTGCACTATGTGCGTCCCAGATATGGGACAAAGACAAAAACATGATCCAGAGCACGGTTGGCCACCACGGATAAGGAATGCCTATGAAGCGGTATCTGACCAGCTCCAGCCTCGAGTATGTTCATCGCACCAAGAAGAAGGTGCGCTCGCTGATGGTCGAGCGAAAAATCAGCCAGTCCAAGATCAGCAAGCTGACAGACATCCCCCGCTCAAGTATCAGCAGATGGCTATCGCCGCATCATGACGACTTCATGGGGCTGGCCGAGGCCGTTATGGTCTCAACCGCAATGGGCCTATCCGTCCAGGCCATCCTTGCAGACCCGGACTGGAGCGTTTCAGATGATGAGCATATGGGGCTGATCAACCGCGCAGCACGGCTGCCGAAGCCGCATCTGGCGTCGATGCTGAATTGCTATGCCGAGATACTTGGTGTGAGAGTTGGATAGCTTCGCTGCGAATGGCGGAAAGCAGATCATCAGCCCGACGGCGTTCTGTATGTGACAGGTCGAGATGAAGCAGCATGTCTTCGAGGGAGGAGATGTTGGCAAGAATGGTCATCGTGAAAACTCCATAACACAAGTTACCGCCGCGCGTGGATGATCCACTTGCAGGCAGTTGTTTAAAGGTTATGGTTCACGTTTGGCACACAGGTGGCGCCATAATTAAGTAAATTAGGTACTGCTTACCATAACCGGAAAAGGCAATCTCCAGGTTATGGTTTTAAAAACCCACTCATCCGAGCGGAATCATTCGATTCCCGCGCACATTACGCCCAGCGTTGGTGTGATGTCAACAAAAATGGGGCCGAAGCCCCACCGTTATTACTCTGCCTGTTCAGGCATCATGCGCTCTATCCGCGCCGTTATCCTGGCTCGCTCAATGCGCGTCATATCGACACCTTCCAGCTCGTCCAGTAAGGCGGCCAGCTCTACCATCAGTTGGGCTGCGCTCATTGCTTCACCCCCAGACGGTGCTTTTCCTCACTGATCCAGCACTCTACAAAGATGAGGGCGTCAGTGATTTTGCTGTGCGCCATTGCTACAGCGCCTTCACCCTGTTCATCCATTGTGGAGACAACACCCTTTTGCGTCAGCTGTTGAGCGTCCTCAAGTAAGCCTTCTATCTCCTGAAGATAGCCAAGCACGGGATCGGTTGGCTCACGCCGAGTTGGGAACTGCACGACATTGTCGCTCATTGCAAACCTCCCGGCGCAGGGTGCGAGTTGACAAGTGGGTGCTCCTGCTTTAACTCAGCAAGCATGTCGCAGGCGTGAATGTATGCCATTCCAGCTCGCTCCATTGCGATATCTTTCAATCCATCGCTGTTGTCGTCGCATACCTTGATGCCGCCGATAATCTCCTCAACCTCGGCAAGATACCAAACGGCCCATTGCAGCTCTGTCCACTCGAGGTCTTCACCAGCTGGATCCTGTAAAGCATGGATCGGAACAACCTTGTTGTCGCTCATGCTGCGCCTCCAACTTCCAGCGCAGTAATGATGACACCAACCGCCTCTGCCCCAGCTTCGTTATAGCGAAAGGTCTCTACCTGCTTGGTCGAGCTGCGGGATTTATCCAGAAAGAACTTTCCGTATCGCTCAGTTTTCAGGTTGTGCTCGTTGGCGATACGACCAACCTTATTGGCGCTGATCCCAAACCGCTCGCCCACCTCGGATGCACTGTAATAACGCTCAGTCAACACTGGCAGAGGAAGGATGTTATCACCAACCACCGTATTGACTGCCGTCGCCATCGCGGTTTGTTTTGCCTCCTGACTCAGGTTGGGCATGACCGACAGTGCCACAGTAATGGCATCCGCCGTCATTTTGATCGCCCTCGCCTGACGGTATTCAGGCAGATAGGACTTGGCGGCCTTCTTGACAGATTGGCGATCAGCCTTACCGGTTGTCCAGTATTGCCAGAGCACCTCGTCACACTCTTCCTGATAGGCAACCACCTTCTCGCGGATCTCGGGGGAGACCTTGCCCGGCTGAACCGAGTAGAGCCAGGCCGGAAGCTTGCGGAGTGGAAGGCAAGTCATTGTCTGATTGCCACCGGCTGAAGGTATGGTCATTTCGACCATACCTTTGAACTTTGCTGTCATTTTGCGGTGCTGGGTTTTCCAGTCCAGCCCCATCCCCTCAACCACCGGTTTCATTGGAACATAGGGTTCGCCTTGGTGATCTACCAGATAGAGGTTGCTGCCATGGAACGGCACGAGCATTGACTGATTCGCGGCCCTGCCAATAACTTTGGTTTGCTGATACTGTTGTTGTATAGTCATAAGGTAACTCCAATCATTTGCGTGGTGGGTTTACATCCCTCGGCCTTGGCGGCTGCAACCGCTGGGGCCGAATTCTTTCCGCTATTTGCTAGCATTCTCCAGCTCCTCTTTCTTCATCATCTCCTTGAAAATCATCATGATCTCACTGTTGATGCTGCGGCCATTCTCAACAGCGCGATGCCCCAACCATTTGCGGATCTCGTTCGGTAAGCGCAGTGATGTGTTCTTAATCTGATCTTGTTGCATCTTCATCTCCGTTTGTTGACTTCACTATAAAGGCAATGATTGCGCGACTTTACTGTGAGGTCAACTATTATTTTTGAGGTCACTGTAAATTCATCTTTCGTTGTTGTTAAAATGGGGTCATATAAACAAACGATGGTTGCAACCTCGGCATGAGCAAAGACATACAGAAAACAGCATTACGCCTACCAAGAGACCTTCATACTGCTATCCATGAGGCTGCTGATGCGTCAGGGCGCACCATGAACGCCGAGATCGTCTATCGACTTCAGAGAACCTTCGACGAGAAGGAGGCGCCAACTGATAGCGCCCCGCGCCAATACCAGAGAAAGCAAAAACATACGCTCCAATCGGATATGCCAGATGAGGTGATGCAAGAGCTGATGGCCCGCATTCAGGAAGTGTGGGACAAGTACAAGGCTGCCCAAGACAAATAAGCGGCCCTTGCCGGGCAGTGCTACCCAGATCTTACTCTTGCTGTGTGGCACACCTCTCTGTTTCGCCGCTCCAAATGAGGCATGATGTAATGCTCACAGACCCCAACATCCCGCCGAAGTGTAACCATGACTTTGTCGGGGAGATGCGCGAGGTGTTGGATTTCGTAAGGCAAATGAGAGAAAAGAAGGGAGATTCTTGATGCGAATTACCACCACAGCTATCGCCGCACTATTATTTTTTTCTGGCGCAGCCTCTGCTGAATGTATTGGATCTGGCAGCCTAAAAACATGCTATGACGACAGCGGAAACACATATACGGTGCAGAAATTTGGTAATTCCACTTATGTAGATGGTCAGAACGCCAGAACTGGATCGACCTGGAGTCAGCATAGCCAGAAGCTTGGTAACAGCACTTACACAACCGGGCGAGATGCCGATGGTAATTCATGGGATAGCACAGCCACAAAAATGGGCAGCTCTACCGTAATTAATGGAACAGACAGCGAAGGGGATTCCTTTTCTGTGATTTGCAATGAGTATGGGTGCTATTAAAACATGAACACGGTAAATAATTTATTAGTAGGCTGCATGCTATGCTTGGGAGCATTATTTTCTTTCACTGCAAGTGCGGCATTCTACTCTGGCAATGACCTCATCGAGGTGTGTGAGTCCACCGAGTCAGATCCAGTTTACTTTCAAAAATCAAGTGAATGCAGGGCCTACATTGCAGGCGTATATGACTCATTTACAGGATATGAGTTTTGCCCACCTCAAGATGTAACCATGGGGCAGGTTGTTAAGATAGCTAAAAAGTATATTGCGAATAACCCTGAACTAACCCATAAGCAAGCGATGGTTTTGGTTCTATCATCATTAATTGATGCCTTCCCGTGCAAGAAAAATAACTAAAAAATCTGATCAAGCGCCGCAATAGCAAATCCAACCAGGACGAAGAAGAAGCTGAATGCCATAAAGTCATCCAGATCGCTCCGGCTGGATTTGCTAAAGCACCAACACCCGGCAGCAAAGGGGATCAGGGCCAGCGTAAAGCTGAAACTGAACGCCTTGAGCGCCACCACCATCATTATCAACGCAAACAGTATCCACATGGTCAGGGTCCTCACATATTAAGGCCCTAGCTTACCCCCTTCGCATGGGCTCAGCCAGGGCCGCGCAACTAAGTTGGACATACTACAGGATGTCGATTTACCATTTATGGTAAAGTCTCACCATGCGACATCAAGAGGTAGCCACAGCATGAAAGACAACACCGTCAGCAACAAATATGGATTGCCACAAGTGCAGAATCGGCCGCAGATCAAAGCTGAAAAGAATCTGTGCCTGAACGGTGAAGAAGGTCGCCAGATCATCAAATCTGAGACCAAGCTGACACTGAAAACCCACGAAAAAACCTTCACCCGTTTGGCTGACATGTAATGGACATCATCCAGTTTCCTCCCGCTCGGGTGCTGGAGATTAACCACTACATTCTTGGTGCGTCGCCTGGTCATCATGGTCCTGCCAGCATCGCGTTATTGGAGGGGGCGCTTGGTCGCATCGACAATGCCATCGCCTACAGCGGGCTAAACGATGTGTTTCTCATCGCCGCAAAGTACGCAATGGCCATCGGTACCGCTCACGCCTTTTCAGATGCCAACAAGCGCACCGGGCTCGCTGTCTGCCTTGAGTATCTCTCCCTCAACGACTTCGAGATTGAAAGAGATAACGAGAAGCTGGCTGATGCAATGGTTGACCTTGTGCTTGGGGAACTTCCGGAAAGTCAGTTTGCAGACATCCTCTACGCACTCTGGCTAGAAGAGCGCGCAGCCCCTTGAGTTGGCGGCCTATTGCGGCCGCCATCCCATTACTCCCAGTTCTCCCTGTTCTTGTTTACCGCCTGATATACAAGGTCGTTGCGGCGGGCCAGCAGCTCATCAATGCGCTTGCGCTTCTCCTCTGCGTTCATGGTGCGGTCACGCTGGATCAGCTCAATCTTGTTGCGCACCACCCTTACCTGCTGCTGGGTACGGCTCAGGCTGCGGCGCGACTTCAAGATCCCGCCCTGCTCATCGAGCAGCTCATTTGCCTTATCGTCCAGCCCTTCACTGCGGTACTGGTCAACGGTGCGCTTGAGCTGGTTCACCTCGCTCAGCATCCGGTAGAACTCCTCCATGTGCTGGGTGGACTTGGCCGGGCCGGTGCCGCGGTACACCGCTTTCACCAGCGGGCTCTCGTCAGCGCGCCAGCTGGCCGACTCACCCGGGCGCGATGCCCTGATCAGGCCGTCAGCCGTCGCCATCACATAGCCGCCGATGGTGCCGGTATAGCCAATCACCAAGTGCTCAAGCTGCTTGGGCGAGAAGCCAGACAGCTCGCCAAGCTCGCGCATCAGCAAGCTGGTCTGCTCGTCGTAGCGAGCCTCTGCCATCACAGCCAGATCCTGCGGGCCGTCGATGGGGTCGCCACTGAAGGTGTCGTAGTTGAAGGCGGCCTCTACCAGCGGCTTGACGATCTGGGGGGTGGGGTTAAGGGCAAAGGTATCGCCGATCGCCCGCGCAACTGCCTTGCCGAACTGAGCGCCGGTGTCCTTGTCGCCCATGGCGCGCACCATCCGCTCCGGGATGGTGCCGAACATCACGCCAATCTCGAACGGCTTGGGGATCCGCCAATGTTGCTCACCAAACCAAAAGTGCCAGTTGGCGTCCTTATCCCAGTCCTTCACCGCCTCATAGCGTTCATCGTCCCAGTTGGCGGCCAACAGCGCCAGGCTCGCCGCCGTAATCATGCCCGCCCGCTTGGCGATTTCGCGGGGGTTGTCGCGCAGTTCGCGGCCCAGTTTGCCAAGGCCCTGCACCCTAGCGTTGAAGAATGGCAGCACCTGCACCATAACCTGCATGGTGCGAGCAGCCCCCAACATAGAGAAGTCCATCAGGTCTTTTGACTCGAACGCTGCCTGCGCATGGCTCTTGCCTGCCTTGATCGCCGCCTCATACACCGCCTCGCGGTTACCGTTCTCAACCGCCTCACCAATCCTGCTGTATTTCTCCCACGCGTCAGCAATGACGCCCTTGGCATGTGCCGCATTGCGGATGATGCTCTTTTCGTAGCGGGCAATCTGCTCCGGCGTCATCCCCTTGCGGCGCAGTGACTTGCGCACGGTATCGGCCATGGCCTCCGGGTCATTGCCGTTGACATAGCCACCCAGGAAGCTGGCGCCGCTGAACATCACATCAATGGTACTGCCGTCCATGCGCCAAGTTTTCCTCACTCCCCTGATGGAGTCGATCACCGGCTTGAAACCGTCCTTGCTGATCGCCCAGCTGGAGAGTGAGTCGCGCAGGAAGTTACGCAGCATAAACTCCGGTGATGCGGTGATTCCTGCCGTCAGGATGCGCTTAGCCTTGGATGCCATGTTGACCATGGTGCCAAACGGCTGACGGTCGAAGAAGGTCATGGCCCGATACAGGTCAGGATCCTCCACCCGCAACATGTACTCCTCACCCTCAAGCTTGAGCATTATCCGGTCCTTGCCGTTGGCAAGCGCCTGATAGTCCATCTTGTTAGGCTTGGGTATCACCTCGATGAGCCCGGTATCCGCCAGATTCCAGACGGTCTTTTGCGCCGCCATGTTCTTCATGGAAGCGTCGATCAGCTTGGAGGTAGAGGTGAAGATGTTCTCGAGCAGGTCGTTGGTGTTGGCCTCCCCACCCTTGAGTTTCTTGATCCCGGCGTTCTGGTTGGCAATCCCCTTTGGCTTGAAGGGGGCGATCACGTCGCCATCATCGGATTCACGGAAGAACGGGATGTACCACTCGTTTTCAAACTCGGCCCGCGCCTCCTTGGTGAACAGTCCAGCCTCCTGCGCTAGATCCAAGGTTGCAGCATTGAGGCGGTTCCAGCGGGCTTTGGCATCAAGGAACTTGGCCTCCTTGCCCTTGCCAAGCCCTTTCAGGGCGGCAATGTCCTGCTCGCTCAGCAGGTTCTCACGCCCCTGCTCCATCAGCAGCTCGGCCCGGTGACCGGCCATCCAGCCCAGCCAGTTGTGCAGGTCAGCCCCCAGATCGGAGAAGATGCCCAGCAGCGCGTCTTTCTCGCCGGTACCCGCCTTGCGCTGGATCACCCCGTCCTTCCACTCCGGCAGACCATAGAGCATGGTCGCCTGCATGGTGGAGGCCGCCCCGGTCGCCATCCGCGCCGCAACATAGCCGGAGTCGGCTGCATCGGTAATGCCTGCCGCATCCTCGGCGTACTTGATGGGAGCCAGCGCATCGAGCACTTCGGTGTTGGCCTTCTTGATAAAGCGGTCCACCCATGACTCCACTACGCCACGATCAACCTTGCGCAGCTTGTCCAGATTGGCCTTGGTTTTGTCGATGATGTCAGGCTTGGGGCCGAGATTGAGCTTTTCCATGGCCTTGTCGGCGGCCGTATTGGCTTGGCTCATCTTGATCCCGCCCTTCTTTGCTGGCTGTTCAGACTCCTGACTGAACTTATGACCACCATCCGGGCCACCATTGTCAGGGCCGCCGCGCTTCATCTTCTTGCCCAGCCCCTCAATCAGCGCTCTGGTTTCAGCTGCGGTAATGCCACCAGGCACAAAGCCGACAGTGCGCAGCGCCTTGGTAACCCACGCCACCACCTGATCCCAGCCGCGGCGCCATGCACTCTGCTCCAGCTCGGCCAGGTGGGCAATCACCTCCTCGGCCTGCACCCCGACATCCTCGCCGGCGTAATGGGTATCTACCCAATCCCACACAGCCTTCATGCTGGGGGCGCTCTTCGATTTGATGATGCGGCTGATCAGCTTGGTGTACTCGCCATCGCCCAGCACATTGGCCAGCCCGTAGTGGGCCAGCACCTCATGGCGCAGGATCTCGCGCATCCGCTTGGGGTTGGCGATGGTGTCGGCGGCCACATGCAGGGTGCCGTTGTCATCATCGAACGCGGCGCGGCGGATAAGGCCGTCTTTGGCTGCCAGCCCCAGCGCCTGCTCCAGCTCAGCCTGGGTGGCGTGGATCTGCACATCAATGCCACTGGCGCCCCGGTACTGCTTGAACCACTCCTTGGTGACCAGCTCCGCCTCTTTGCGGGTCAGGTGCTTGGCTGGCTTCTCGCCCTGCGCCATGGCCTGTTTGGAGAAGGTGATCGCACGCTCAGGCTCCTTCACTGCCTCAGCCTTCTGCGCCTTGCTCTGCTCTGGCCCCTTGGCGGGCACAGCATCAGCAACCGGCTTGGTGGTATCCCCCTCCTTCACCCAGCGCTTGAACTCCTCCACCGGCATCGCCTTGATGGAGCCAAGCCCCTTCCACCCCTTCTCATAGTTGGCAAGGTAGCCAGCCTGGGCTGCCTGCTCATCGGCAAAGCCCATCATTACCTTGTGTTCGTCAAACTTGCCGGTCTTGGGGTCTACCTGATCCACCACATAGACGGTTTCGCTATCTGGCCGATCGCCGATGAATACATCGACATGATCCCCATCCGCCCCCAGAGTGCGCTTGATATAGCCGTAATCGTGGGCCATGGTGGATTGCCACGCCTTGCCATCCTTGTCGGTACCAGAACGGGTAGAGCCCTTGGGGTTCTCGAGCGCGATATCCAACCCCTGCAGCTTGAGGTGACCTTTCTTGTAGTTGCCGGCCTCCTTCTGAGCGTCGGTTGGTTCAGGCGCCACCTCGGCGCGGGCTGCCTCGATCTGCTGAACCGGCTCACTGGCGGCTGGCGCGGCGTACTCCCGCACCTTGACTGCCGATGACTTGGCCACCAACAGGCCGCCCTTGCCAGGCATTGCCTTTACGCCGCTATCCTTGGCCCACTGCTTGATGAGCGGCACGTCACCTTTCAAGGTGATGGTGCCATCCGGGTTATCAATGGCCTCTGCCCATGGCGTAGGTGCAGGCACTACCGGATCTGGTTGCGCCACCTCAGAAACAGCAGCCACGGCATCTGTGGCCGGGGCTGTCAGTGTTGGGTCATCTTGCTGCTGTCCATCAGGTACAGGTGGAGCAGGAGTGTTGTCTGCCGGATTTCCGGATCCAGCTCGGTCGGTGAGTCCGGCAACGGCTGGTCCAGCGCCTGCTGCAGCCGGTTCGCCTGCGCCAGGCTGATCGCGTTGTCCTTCACTGCTGATTGCAGGTACTGGGGTAACTGGCTCATTGCTCACCTCTGTCTTGGGTTGCTTGACGGGAATCACCTCGCGGTATCCGGTATCGATGGCTGGTGCTAGTTGGCTGGCCTCGCCTGCCTGGGCAGACGGTGCCGGAACTGTGTCAGCGCTTACGTTTTTGGCTGGCTGATCAGATGGTTGATTCTGGTCTGTGACACTGATGTCATCGAGTTGCGGGGCACTGGGCTGCGTGGTTGCAGCAGCCTTCACCTGCTCCACTTCGGCGATCTCGGCCACCCCAAAGCCGCCACCATTGAGCGGCACCGGCATCTCCTTGCCCTTGCGGCTGGCCATGGCAGCCTCTTTCTCGGTTGCGAATGGCTTGCCTTTGCGGGTGATCCGGAGTGTCTGGAGCGGGCCAACTGCCGATTCGGTGGCACTGCCGCGCATCGGTTTGGCGTCAGGCTGTCGCTGATCTGCTCCATAGACCACATCGCGGTGCGGCAACTCGGTACCGACCTCGCGAGCCTCACCCTCAATCACCGCGCCAGGCAACTCGCCAGCGGGCTTGGTGGTAGATGTCTCAGGCTGCAACACATCCCCCTCCTGCCCACTCTGCCAGCGAGTACGCTCTGCGCCGCGGAACTGGGGGCCGGTGCCAGCCTGCTTGTCGTCAAAGTGGCCTTCCTTGGTCATCCCCCGGGCGGCATTGGTGTCACCGGCAAAGATCACATCCTTGAGCGGCAGGGCTGGGCGCTGGTTCTCCATGGCTACCTGCTGGGCGCTCTTGTTGCCTGCGAACGGGTCAAGCCCAAGCTCGCCAGCCTGAGCTCGCTCATAAAGACTCTTGCCCTGATCGCCAGCCTGCATCTGGGAGGCAACCAGCTCCTGCACTGACTGGCCAAACTCACCAGCCAGGGCGCGCTGCACCTCGCTATCGGCAGCCATGCCCTTGAACCGCTCCGCGGTATCGTCGCGGCGCAGGTAGGCTGGCACATCACGCAGCTCGTCAAACTGGCTGGCGCTAGGGCCGAGCGGGGATTGCTCGCCAGAGGGTGCAACCACCGGATCGGCCATGGCGTCGGCGGCAGGCGCCAAGTCAGGTTCTGCCGGTGCGGCAGCGGGGTTTGCCTGCATCGGATCACCCTGCTCAACAGGTGCTACATCCTCCACAGTGGCGAGATCTACCTGTGCGCCCCCTTCGCTTTCTGGCTGTGACTTGCTGCCACGCAGCCCGCCAGCGCCACCCAGGGCGCCACCGGTACCCATGCCGATCAGACCACCTTCCAGCGCACTGGACACCACTCCTTTCATCGGGTCGATATCGGCAGCGGCCACCTCGTTAAGGGATTCGTTGATGGTGTATTGCTGTACCCCCTCCTCGAGGGTTTCGCCGATCCCCTCACCTACTGCCCCCTTGGCTGCCCCCTTGAGCACACCACCTGCAGCAGCCTTTCCCGCCAGCATCTTGAACAACATGGCATCGCCCATCATGGAGCCCATGGCGGCGGCTCCCCACACCTTGGCGTCGCTCATGGTGGCTCGGCTGGCCAAGTTGGCAGTCTCCTCCCGGGCCAGCGACAGCTTTTCCTCATCAGAGAGATGGGCGGTCTGTTGATCCTGGTCGATGCGAGTGAACGCCTGGCGGAAGGTGTCGCTGCCCGCCAGCTCGTCAAAGCTCATTCCCAGCACAGTGTCGCGGGCGTTCACCCCGGCACTGCCCACCGATCCGGTCACCCCGGAGGTCACAGAGGCGCCGGTGGCAATTTTGGATACTGCCTTGGCGGCGACCGCTTCGGCTACCTCCTGGGTCGCGCCACGCTTGATCATGGATGCGGTGACCGCACGGCCAATAGAGACTTTGGCTGCCAATCCTGTGACGCCACCCGCCGCCAGGGTCGGCAGCAGGGAGCCAACCCCCTGCGCCATTTTCATGGCCCAGACATCGATATCCCCTGCACCATCCCCCAGGGTCAAACGTCCTTCCGGTGTTTCATCTACCAGCCGGCGCCCCAGTGCCTCCTTGGCATCCGCGCTCATTCCCTCGGTCAGCGACTCAGCTCCCCCTTGGGCCAGGCCACCTGCGCCTGCAACCGCATCCAGCACAGGGCTCAGCTTGTTGGCCATATTGGCTCGAGCCTGCTCCAGGTAATCACCGCCCTGCTTGCCAGCATTCTCCTTGCCAAACTGGCTTGCCTGCCGGGCCAACTCACCAATCCCGCCAACCAGATCCAGCGCGCCAGCGCCCACGCCGCGCGCCACATCACCCAGGCCAACATTGAGGTCGCGCTGTGGGGTTTGGGCGGCAGACGGGGCAGCAGCCGCTGACAGGCTGCTATCGAGATTGCTCCAGAACGGGTCTGTGCGGGTGTCGGATAGTTTCGGTTGTGGCAAGGCGTCGCGCAGTCCAGGCTTGTCCATGGTGTCCTCGGCTTTTTGTGCAAAAGAAAAGCCCCGACCGGAGAACCGATCAGGGCTTGATATGGGGAGTGCTGGCCAATAAGCAGACTGGCCGACTATGGAGAGATGCTAACGCTAGGGTGGTTGAAAGGCAACTAGCGGCGGGCTTGGGCCAAGCTCATTGCCTGATAGGCTGCCGTAGCATCTGGCGCCTTGTTAAGCACCGGTTGGCCATTGGCAAATGGTGCAATAACCGCATTCACGGCCGCCTCTTCTGCTGCGCGGTAGTTATGCGGCTGATCTTTACCTCCTTCCATGTTGCGCACCTTCTCAGCAGATGCCGCCGCTTGCTTGGCTGCCTCCTCTTTCGCAACATCTTGGCGCCAAAGCTCAAAGGCCGTGTTCATCTTGGCCGGGGAATCCAGCAGACTGCTCAGTTTGCCATGTTGGTTGGCCTCCTTGATAAACTGCAGGCGCTTGGGATCGCCCCCTGTCCACGCCTTGAGTGGCGCATCCTGCTTTGGCTCATCCGTTTTGGTGGTCAGGCCGTAGGTGTCAGCCAGTGCCGCCTTGCTCTGCTCAAGCTGGGTATCCAGCGCATCGAGCTGCAGGTCTTTATCCTCTGCATTGCTGGAGGAGATCCGGGCGCGGTTCTGGCCGTGCTGCTTCTCAAGTTCGGCAACCGCCTTCTTGTAGCCAGCCTGATCCGGGCCTGCCGTAAGGCCAAGTGAGGTTCGCAGCTGGTCGGCGTTGCCGATCATGTGCTTTGCCAGAGCTGCTCGCTGGTAGGCCGGCTTCAAGAAGTCATTGATGGGGATCACCTTGGGGTGGTCGTCAGGCGCAGAGGTCCGGTTGTCGGTTACCGGGCGGACTGCCTTGCTGCCGTCGTCGTAGGTGACTTCCACTCCCAATACCACGCCACGCCCGTCCGGGGTGATCATGATGTTGTTCAACTGCTTGCCGGTGATGGTCTTGCCGCTTTCCGGATCGATGTCGCCCACGCCTTTGTTGACCTCATCCTGATAGAGGGTGCCGGCCGCCTTGATGAAGTCAGGGTTATTGACGGCAGCGTGCCCCTCGGGTGTGGTCGGGTCGAGCTTTCCTTCCTGAGCCTGGCGCATCAGATTGCCAGCATGGGTAACAAAGGTCTTGCCAGCCTCGGCATAATCCTGCTGCAGGTAGCGCTCCGGGTTAAAGGAGCCAGCCCGCGGATCCCGCACCACGTTCCAGAACTGCTGGCCAGGGTCTTTGCCCTCGGCCACCGCCTGCCAGCCAGACTGGATAATCGGCAGGTTCTCCTGCTGGAAAAGCTGCTTGTCCCGCAGTGTCTTTTGCCACTCATACTCCTGCTGCTGCCGAGCTTCCTGTGCCGCCGCTCGCCGCTCAGCAGCACCGGCTCGCGCCTCTGACGCCTTCATCTGCCGCTCGGTGAGGGTGAACTGCTTGTCATACCTGGCATCCGCCAGCTTATCGCGCCCCTCGCGGTACGCCAGCTCGCTCTGGTAGCGCTCATCTGCCACTTTCTGCCGCTCCTGCTCGTTCTGCCACATGGCATCCCGCAGGCTCATGGCCTTATCCATCCGCTCATCTTCTTTCTGGCCACGCTGATAGCGGTCCATGGTGTTGAAGCCAGCCAGAAACCCTTCTGCCAATCCTGATACGCCCATCACTCACCCCCTTTAAAACAAACTGTCCGCCAGAAATCCGACGCCAGCACCAACAAGCCCGCCTAGTGGTCCGCCTAACGATCCAGCCATTCCGAGCATGGCACCCATCGATGCACCAGTGCCGATAGTGCTCATGGTCTGCTGTTTGCGCGCCGCCTTGAGGCTCTTGTTGGCAGATTCAATCTCCTGCTCCCGATTGGCCGCATCACGCAGCCCCATCATCCCCTGCTGGCGCGTCTGGGCGCCAATATCAAGCAGTCCGTACCCCATCACATACCTCCACCGGTTTTGATTGCCTCACGCAGGCCGGCATCAGCGCCGGTCAAGATCCCCATCTGACGTGCCTGCTCCTGCTCGCGCAGGCCGTTTTCAGTGCCCGCCGTCATCAGGGCAGCCCGCAATCCCTGGCTGTTGTCGTTGGCGTTGTTGCTCACCCCCATGCGGGCGTTGCGGTTTGCCGTGGCCTGCTGGGCCGAACGCAGGGCGTTGTCGTTGTTCTCATCTACCCGGCCGAGCTGCTCCTGCAACAGCTTGCCGTTGGTGGCCAGCTCCATCAGCTCCTTCTGCTTCGGGTAGAAGCGGTCTTTCCAGTCCTGGTAGCTCTCGCGAGTGATCTGTGCAAATGTATCTGCTGCGTATCCCATTGGTTATCTCCCTAGCATGCCGAGCGTGGATGAGCCGGTGAATGCTCCACGCTTCTCATATCCATCAGCCTGGGTATTGAAGTCCTTCTCCATCTTCACCTTGGCATCCCTTAGTGATTGAAGGCCATAGGCCGAGCCTGCCCCCGCCAGCGTACCAACCAGACCAGCGGTTGCCTGTTGGCTCTGGAATGAGCTCTGGGCGTCACTGGTGGCCTTGCGCAGGCTGGTATTGGCCACATCCCCCATGGCCGCCAGCGATTCGGCCTTCTGCCCGGCACCAATGCTCACCACATCCTTGAGGCCCGCCACATACTTATCTTGCTGGCTGGACTGGGCACGATTGGTGGTGTCGGTCTGGCTCAGCGCCTGGTCCGTCTCCAGATTGGACATGGCAGCCTGGTACTTGCCGCTGGTTGGATCCACACCGCCTGCCGCCATTGAGTCGGCCAGCCCGGCGCGTGCCTCGCCAAAGGATTGAGCGGTACCCAGCGCAGCCGTGCCAGCCAGCTTGTCGTACTCGCTCTCGTTGTTGAGGTCATCCACCTTGTCCATGAAGATGTCCTCATACTGCTGCAGGTCGTTTTTATAGAGCTGCCACTGCTCCATGGCCACATCTGCAGCCGCCCTCTGGGCTTCCGTCTCCTGAATTTCGTTAGAGCCACCCTTGCCCATTGCTCACCTCACAAGTTGATCTGAAACACAAAGAGCCCGTCAGCATCATCTGGCTGACGCACCCACCCCATTCTTGGCGCTACCCTGAGCCACCCCTTGCGCGCAGAGTGGAAGCGCAACCAGCGGGCACCTATCATGCGGGCCAGCCGCTTAACCTCCGGCAGGTGGCGCTCTGGCGCTCCGCCATCACCCCAGCCGACCCATACCAGCACGCCGGTTGCACCATGCTCGCTGACCGGCTTCAACACGAAGCCGTCATCGCCACGCACAAACAAAAACGCCACCCGGTTACGGATGGCGTCTTGCAGTTCGGCTGATAGCCCTGGGTTGCCTGTGTCGCTGGCGATGCGCTTCAAGTGGCCACTAATCATGCGAATGTCCCGCTGTCAGCCTTGAACACCTGCACATACGCCCCTTCCAGAGAGATTGTGCCGGCAGCCGAGCCCTTATCGAAACCAACGGTAACAGTACCGTAAACACCTGCTGGCAGGCGGTAAGACCCGCTAACAAGCGTGCTATCTATAGAGCCAAGCACTGTCGCCGCCACTCTGAAAGTGCCAACCCTCACCCCATTAACATCAATGTATGCTGTGATGGACCGCTCAGACCCTCCCGGTCCGGTAACCTTGATGAAAATCCCATTGATAACGATATCCCTGACCATATTCTGGGCATGGATCCCGACTGAGAATGAAAATCCACTGGCAGGGATGGCGCGTGCCAACGATTTTGTTGCAGTCACATCGCCAACAATCCGCTCTGCATAGATTGTCCCATGCACAGTGCAGTTCTGATCTATCGTGCAGTTTCCGATAGTCATGTTGCGAACATAGCCACCCTCTGCATAGAGGCGGTTGGTGTAGAGGCTGCCATCGCTGTAAATGATGGTGTGCCACCCCCATCCCCAGCCGCCATAAGGGCCGCCCTTGCCAAAGCCAGCCGCGCCGCCAGCCATAAAGGCGTTACCCATATCGAACTGGCCACCGGTGATCAGCGGGGCGCTGATGCTCACCCCCGCCTTGATATAGTCGGCGGTGATCTTCTCGGAGTGGATGATCTGGATAGTCGCCTTGCGGATGATGGCTTCGGCGATCACCGTCTGGCCGTTATCGATGGCAAACAGAGGGGCGGTGGCGTTTGGTCTGTTTGGGTTGAATACGACAACCTGACTTGCCGACAGAGCAACCATGCTGGTGCCGTCACTCTTGGCTACCAAGCCGATCCCGGCCTTGATATCGCCAGCCTGAGCCTTGATTGACCACATAGCCTGAGCGCCATTTTGCAAGTCTGCTATGGCTTGGCTTTGGGACTGCACTGCTGCAGCGTTAGCTGCAATCCGCGGGTCATCTGTGGCCACCCATGCGGTACCACTGTACCGATATGGACGGTTGTTGTTGGAGGTGTCAAACCACAGGTCGCCAGTTCCCATGCCATTGCTTGGAGCCGTGGCCTGAAAGAATGTCTTGTTCTTGCTGCCGGCCACAGCGGAAACCGTGTTGATCTGACTGGCAAGAGACTGCACAGCGTTTGCTCGCGCCTCTGACTCCGCAGTGATCTGGCCCTCTAACCGATTATCACCATCCTGGTAATTAGCCGTAACCTGCTGGATCTGGCTGGCCAGCGACTCCACGGCATCAGCCCGGGTTGTCGCCTCCTCGTTGATGCGCCCGGATAGCTCGGCGTCAGCCGTCTCCATGGCAGACTGCTGCTGACTCAACTTCTCGGTCATGGCTGAGTCTGCGTCAGCGCTGGCCTTGGCCACCTCGGCAATGGAGGCAGACAGCGACTGGTCAACCCCTTCTATCTGCGCCTCAAGCACCGATGTCTTTTGTGCCAGTGCCTCGTCCGCCGTACTGCGCACCAGCCGTTCCTCGGTGATCTGGCTGTGCAGGTCGGCGCTATCCGCCTCGTAATCCGCAGTGAGCTGAGTCACATCCCTGGCCAGCGCCTCATGGGCATTGGCCAGCGTTTGCTGCTGAGTAATGATCTTGCCGCGCGCCTTCCGGTTCTCCCGGTCGCGCTCATCGCCTGCCAGTGCGCCCTCGACATCCGTTTTACCGCCAAGGTCGATGGATGACTCCATGTCGTCCTGACGCTGTGCCAGCGCCTGAGTGGTATCAACAACCACCTTTTCCAGGCTGGAGATACTGGCCGCGTTAGTGGCGTCCCCATCCTTTACGCTGGCGTCCAGCGTGGTGATCCGCTCTGCCAGTGCGCCGTCACCATCTGCCCGCGCCTGCTCCTCTTGGGCCACTCTGGCGTTCAGGTCGCCAAGTTCGCCATCCACGTTGGCAGTCAACTCGTCAACTCGCCGCGACATAGCCTCATCAGCCGTCGCTCTTGCCTCGGATTCGCTGGCAATCCCGGCGCTCAGGGCGTTGTCTGCATCGGTCAGCTCGGCATGCATCTGGTCTTGGCGCAGTGCCAGTGCGCTGTCAGCGTCGGTCGATACCTTCTCCAGTGCCTTGATGGCCGCTGCAGTTTCACCAAACGACCCGCTCGTCGAAGCGCTCAGATCATCAATGCGCTGGGCCAGCGCACTATCGGCGTCGGCAAATACCTCCTCCACGCCGGTGATGCGAGCCTGGGTGTCTGCATCCTTCCCCTCAAACTTGACGTCCATGTCGGTGATGCGCTTGGCTTGGGCAGCCTGCTCATTCACGATCACCTGCTGTTGGGTGCGAATGGCGCCAAAAGCTGTGCGGTTATCCCTGTCTCGCTCATCCCCTGCCAGTGCGGCATCAATGGCAGCCTGGCCAGCATCGCCAGCACCATCAGCCTTGTCCTTTGCCAGCTCAATCTCAGCCTGGATTTCATCGAACCGACCAGCAGTAATACCGCCCTCTGACTCGATAATCTCCTCCAGGGCGCTGATCTTGCCCTCTGCCTCACCAGTACGCACCTCCAGCCCGCTGACTCGCTGGGCTGTTACGCCGTCGGCGTCAGCGGTGACGCGCGCCAGCTCGGTGATCCTGGCATCCAGCTCTTCATCACCCCGGTTAACGGTGGCCTGCAGCCCGTCGATTCGCTGCGCCTGGCTAGATAGCTCATCGGTGTGGACCGTCAACTTGCTTTCAGCGTTGGCCAGCCGCTCGCCATGCTCATCAACCTCTTGCTGCGTAGCCTTCTGGGCCAACTCCCCCTTGGTGGCGTTCAGCTCCTGCCCAATCTGGGTAACCTTCTTCTGCTCCTCGGTGAACTCACCCTTGGTCACCGTCTGGCTCAGGCTGGCGTCGAGCCCGTTGATACGCTGCTCAGCCTCTGTGATTCGCTGCCCTTGGCTATCAACTGTGACGTTATCCGCCTTGCTGGTGATCTGTCCTGATACGGCATCCAGCGACTGGTGTACCTCTGTGATGGAGGTGCGCAGCTCTTCACGGACGGCGTTAACCGCATCCATGGTGATGTTGCCATTCTCTGGATCAACCTCGAACACCGCATCCCGGAAGCTGTCAAAGTCGCCCTTATACTTGTCGATCTTGTCGTTCAGGCGGTCCTGCACCAGCCCGATATCGATACTGGCATTGCCAAGCTGGTCCTGTGCGTCCTTGAGCAGCGCCTCGCTTTCCTGCTGCTTCTGGTTCAGAGACGCCAGCTCCCCCTCTAGGCTGGGGATCTTGTTCTGGATTGAGCCGATGGAGACATCCACCTCCTCCAGCCTTGGCTTGATTGCCTCCACATCCATGGAGAGTTGTGGCACTTTCTTGATGGGGTCTAGCAGTTCCTTGGCCAGATGGCTCTCATCAATCTGCCCCTGCAGCTCATCAAGGATGTCCTGCACATCGCGGCTGGTCTCAGCCTTCACGCCGTTGGCGTTAAAGGGGCCTGCATCATCCTTCCCATTAACGAAACGAACCCAATAGTAAAACGTGGCCCCTTTGCCGATGGCATCAGATAACACATTGGCCGATGTAGTACCGACCAGCGTGGCAGCCGGCAGGCTATCAATCTCGGCTCGCCATACCTCGGCATGAGCATGGCCACGGTAGTTAGGTCCATCCCAGTCGATAACTACGGTATGAAACGCACCATTAGCCTGCACATTGACCGGCGCGTGAGGCTTGTCATAGGTGCCGGTAGGGAATAGGTCCGGGTTCTTGCCGGGGGCGAACGAGCCGCCAGCACCAGGGCGCAGCGTCGCCAGGCCCAGCGCGGTCAGCTCGCGCAGCGTGACAGCCTTGTCCAGCTTATTGCCGCGCTGCCCTGTCAGCAGCTCGACGTTTTCGGCGGTGGCGGCCTGATCTCGCCCGGCCCGGTATGCTGCTTTTGCCATTACATCAACTCCGCCATTGAGCCAGCCAGGGTAATACGCCGCACCGTAGCGGTACCGAACACCTCGATTTGCCACCATCGGCCACGCACCGGTGGCAGCCTGAACGCGCTCACGGTCAGATTGCCGGGTGATAGCTCCATTACCTGCTGGTTATCCACGAACAGCCTGATCCCGATCTGAGTGATGTCTGACGACAGGATCCGGCAGCAGCCATAAGCCGTGCCGCTGACATTCATAAACACCTTCGAGCGCCAGACGAACTGACCATTACCGGTCTCTCCGCCGCGCCAGATATGCAGATCCCGCCCCTTGGCTACAAACAGGCTATCGCTCTCCATGTCCGAAACAGCCGCATCCCAGCGATTGGTCAGCTCACGCAGGTCGCCAGACTTGGGGTCAAAGATAAAGGCGTGGGTATCGGTCAGACCGACGTACTTGCCTTCGTGATGCCAGGCGCGCAGGGTTTCAGGCTTCATGGCTTGCCACTGCTTGCGGGTGATCACCTGTTCGGTCACCACCTGTCCACCGCTGGCGCCAATGCCAACCAGGCCGTCAGGGGACGCATAGAGCACGACGCCATCCATCGCCACCATGGAGCGCGCACTGATACAGGCTTGCGGCAGGTGGCTGAGCTTTTGGTTTGTTACCGAGGAAGAGCTCACGCCTTGAGCCAGATAGGGGTAACCCTTGGTGCCAATCACCAGCGCAGTATCAATGGCGGCGATCGCCACGATATCGTGCTCTGTGGTGAGCCGGTACTTCTCCGGCCAGGCATAGGGCAGATAGGGCTCGCACAGATAGAGCGAGTTGCCAGCAAAGCCAGCACACATGCCGTTGGCCATCTGGCACAAGCCGCGCAGGGCAGCAGGTGGCGGCGCGTAATCGTAGGTCTCCAGCGCGGGGCCTAGCTCACCATCGGCAAGGCCATCCACAAACGAGGCTTGCGCAATAGGCAGCTCTGCGACCAGCAGGTAATCAGCCAAGCCACCACCGGAGACAGACCGATAGATCCGGCGCTTGGTGATGTTGTTATCCTGCGACTGCGGAGGGGATAGCGCCAGCGTCACCGTTGATTCAGGAATAGGGATTGCCACCTTGCCGCTGGCAGGCCCGGGCGGCCCCTCCTCGCCCATGGCGGTGACATAGGTGTCAACGTAGTAGCGGGTTTCGTCATCGGTGATGTCGTCATCCTTGCCGCCCTCTGGCGGCGTGATGGCGCTGATACCAACAGGAACGCCGGGCGCAGGCACCCCGAGCCGATACCAGGCAGTAGGCTTGGCACTGCCACCTGTCGCTATCTGGGCATGGGTCACCTTGGGGTATTCGCCATCGGTGTAGTAGACCCGCTGATACTCATCCTGAGCGATAGGTGAGCGCATGGCCTCAACCACCTTGTTCCATGCAAACCAGTGCTCGCCATAGCGGAACAGGGTCGTTGGCGTGATAGGCAGCACCACACCAGCGCTCGCATCCTCCTCGATGGGAGAGATAACGCCGTGATCAAAATGGCAGTCGCGGGCCACCACGGCCACTTCATCAGACAACAGGTGAGGCTCCACGCGCGGCGTTACTCCTCGCATGGTGACGATATCAATGGCTGACATGGGATTCTCGGCGGGCAGGAAACAAAAAGGCCCACTCAGAATAGAGCGGGCCATGATGGGTAAATCCTAACGCTGACAGCGCCAGGAGGCAAGGCTCACTTGGCTGGCTGCAGCACCTCGGCGCAGGGGCGCGGCACCAGGATAGTTTTGCCATGGTGAACCTCCTTCACCTGGCAGACTGGCCCGGGGGCCGTGGCGGTATTCCATGCCCAGCCCAGCAGCACGGCGACCACGATCGCTGTAATGGGTTCGAGACGAACGATCATGATGCCTCCAGTTTCGATGCCCAGACATACTGGGGCGTATCGACGATGACAGTCACCGGCGCCAGCGCGGCGGCCAGCTCAGGGTCTTGAGTGCGCACATTGGCGTGATATCCCGGCTCCGGCTCGCGGATGGCGATCTCCACCCCATCGACAACCTGCACCTCGCCAGTCGGGCGCGTCACCATGCCAGGCGGCAGAAGCTGCAACGATGCGGTGTGGTGATAGAGGGTTCCGCTTTCGCTGTCCTTGATAAATCCGGCAGAGATAAGCGCTTTGGTCATGGCGGCCTTATCGGCCGCCTTTAAGTTGAGGTCGATAAAGTCGGTCATGCTACCGCCTTGATTTGATTATCGGTGAGGGCACGATGCCAGATGCGAAGATTTCGGATGTGGCCAAAAAAATATCTAGCATTATCGCTAGACTCCGCTCTGCCGATGTAGAGAGTGTTACCGAGGGTCTGCCCCTTCCAATCCCCCTGCGTTGGCACCCCAAACGCACCCGATGAAAATTCATTTCTAACCCCATTTGCAGCTCTGAAAACTGCCGTGCCAAATAATTGGCAAGTGACGCCGGGCGACAACCAGCCATCGGACTCATTCAGGCTTTGCAACTTAAGCGGCTGGGATGATGTGTTAACCCGTAGTCCGTCGTATGTCTTGTCGCCAGCCTTAAATCCCAGTAGCTGGGCTGGAGCAAGGCCTGACCGATTAGCAGATAAGAGGTTATAATTGCATCCGATGGTTGCTGGCACGACAAAATTACCGGCCAACTGGACGCTGCAAACGTCAGCAGCACGGGTCACCGCTGCACCGGCGGTCGGGATGTAGGAGCTGGCGAATGGTAGGGCTTCTATTTGCATTGCACAAAGAGTGACCCCGTTCGCGTAGCCTGCTTCCCAGTAGATGCCTGTCACATTAGGGTTGGAGTTTGCAGCAGAACCGAGGCTGAAGGACAACACCGTGTAAGGGCCATATTGTCCCACCACCCTATGGGATTCTTGGGGGGAGTTTGCGAATCTACCCCGTAATTGTGTTGCGCCTTCCACATATCCCGTTACTATCGCGGTGATCGTATACGCTGCACCGATAGTTAAGTTTCCCGCGCTGGTGTGCACATAACCCGCTGCACCACCCTTGAGGGCAACCGCGTTCGGAAAGTTTGAGTCAGGACTAGCAATAGCGTCTACCCTGGCCCATTTACCGATAAACTCCTGGCTCCACGGGAAAAGGTTGGTACTCTGCCCCTCAATCAGCAGCCCCTCTTTCTCAAAGCGCGGCTCATTAGCGGCGGCGGTTTTCCGCTGGCCGTCTTTGCCGATGTAAGTCGCCGTTGAGTTGCGGGAAAAGTTGACCATCCGCGCCACCACATCCGACCCTACCAGCACATCCCGCCCATAGCCTGTGATCAGGCGCAGGCTATCAGAGAGCGGCGCCCACACATCCGGCAGGGGAAGCGCCGCAGCGGCAACAATCCCCGCTGCCCGGTCGGCCTCTGTGACAGCGCGATCCGCTTCGGTCTTGGATCGATCTGCCTCGACCTTGGCGCGGGCAGCCTGGCCTTCACCCTCGCTGGTCACCCGCTTCCAAGGGATCAGCTTGTGAGTCGTGCCGTCCGGGGCGGTTACCGTGATCTCTGCCGCATCGCTGGTAAACAACTGCTGAACCATATCCGACTGACTCTGGTAGTAGGATAGGGAGGCGTTCAGCTTGCGGGCAAACTCCGGGATGGAGTCAGAGAAGGTGGTGATGATCTCGTAAGCCTTGCCGGTGCCGGTGGTGCCACGGAACGCCTGCACGAGATGCAGCTCGGTGTTTGACACCACGTAATCGACCTCATAGAGGTCAACCGTGGTGCCGGTGGTCATACAAAAAAGGTGGCCCTTGGCCACCCCGTTCTTGGCATCTGCAAAGGTGGTTCCGGTACCGGTCACCTTCTTGCTGCCGTTGGTGACGGCTACAGTGCCGTCACGCTTCCACACTCCAGCCATCTATGCGCCCCTTACTGCCCTGTTACCCGGTTAAAGCCAGCCTGCTGACGGGCTTCCATGTTGGCGTCAGCCTGGGTTTTCTCCCCAAGCTGCTGCAGGAATGCGTTGTAGTGACCTGCCGCGCGGTTGCTGTTGGCGGCATACTCGGCATCCTTGGAGAAGCAGCGGTAGAGCATGAAATCTATGACGGGGTTGATGTAGATATCATCCAGATCAGCCATGGCTGGGGTGCTGGCGTTCTCTACATCAGCCAGCTGCTTGGATTGAGGGGCGACAGAGTAGATCACGTCCACCTTGACCGCGGCGGCCGGACCTGGGTGCAGATAGAAGGTCTTGGGGTCGCGCTCTTCGTAGCAGTAGTTATCAACGGATGTCGCCGTCTTGCCGGAGTGCCAGTCGGGATAGCTGTCATCCAGCGCCTTGCGCGGCACAAAGCGGATCACCTTGCCGTTGGCGTTGCGCAGCACCTCAATCAGCCGCAGGGCGTCGGCAGGCAGCGCCTGCTTGGTGCCTGCTACGCAGATAAACTCAACGTTCTTGGTGTGAGCGTCAGGGCGAACCAGCACGATCGCTTTGGTGGCGTCGTTGTAGTAGTCCAGCAGCTCCTGCTTGGGCCAGCGGGTAAAGGTCGGATCGACAAGCAGGGTGTTAACCCGCTTGATGATGGTTGAAATAGGCACGGTAGCCATGGCGACTCCTTAGAAAAAGCTGTGTTTGCGGGGCGGGTTGTAGTATTCGACTTGGGTCGGGGCGCTGTGCTGTTTGCGGAACCGGCCGGCACGACGCCACCCCTCGACAAACTCGGCGCGATGGAAGTTGGCCCGCTTGGGGTCAGACCAGGGGCGATCCGGTTGGGCATAGAGCAGCGCAGCCACACCATGGGCGATGGCCTCGGCATGGTCGGTGTAGAGCTGTGCCGGTAGCTCCTTGGCGCCTTTTACCGGGGCCGCCACGTACCAGATCCGCACATTGCTCAGATCGGTCAGGATGCTCAGCTCATTGGCCGACATGGCGAAGTAGTCGCGTCCAGAGTCCAGCGGCACGCCATCAGCACCGGTGAGGTGCAGCACATTGCAGGAGGTGACCCCGTCCACATTGCACACCACCTCCAGACTGCCAGCCGCCGCACTTGGCAGCAGGCGATCGAGGGTGATTAGCTCGGATTCGCGGCAGAAGGTGATTGCCGCCTCGGTCACGGCCTCTTCCAGCAGCATCTCGAGCGGACCTGTGATGTGCAGCCTGACGGTAGGCAGGAACTGCTCGCGGGGTACCATTTGCATGCTTAGCCCTCCGCCTTGGCGGCCTTGGCTTTCAGGGCATCACGAACGCGAATGCGGAATTCACCAACGTTCTCTTTCGCACCTTGCTTCTCGATGCCCAAATCCTCCCCTTCAACCAGGGTTGCCAGCTGGGCCGAGGTGAGTTTGGCCAGATCGACAGTGCCGACCACCATGCTCTGCTCTTCGGCCAGGCGGGCGGCTTCGGCGGCAAGGCGCTCCTGCTCTTCAGCTTCCATTCGTGCGATGGTCTCCTGTCGCTCCAGCGCGCCAGCCAGCGCGTCATGGCGGATCCAGACGGTAGGGAACTCCAGCAGCTGCATGGCGATGTGGCTCTCCACATCAACGGGCGTGTGGCGCGGGAACACCAAGCGGGATCCGGTCACGGTGTCTTTCTTGCTCGGCTTGTCGCCGATATAAACCACGGCAATTTTGTCGCTCACGGCAATATCTCCAATCCAGAAATGAAAAAGCCCGGCACTGGGCCGGGCATGGCGTGACTGGCATCCTTACAGGTTGCCGATCACCTCATAGTGCAGCTTGAGCTTGACCGTGCCGGTCGCCGCACCACCGCCGACGGTGAGGGTGATCTCCTGCCCGACATCAGTCAGCAGGTCATCAACTGGGAAATACTTTGCCACCGCCGACACCGTGCTCTCGGCGTTGATGATGACCGTCGAGCCTACGGTGACGGTGAGGGTGGTACTGGCGCCCAGCGCGCCGCTGATGAGGGTGGCGCCAACCACTTTCAGGTTGGGCTCCACCTTGTCACCGAACGCGACTACATCACCGGACGGCACGGCCGCCAGCTTGGCCACCAGGGTCGGGGAGATAGAGAGGTTTCCGAACGAACCAACAAACCAGCGGTAAGCTCGGGCGAGCAGGGTAGTTTTGGCCATGACATGGCTCCTTATCTGGTCAGATATCAACAGGAGGGGGCACTAACCCCCTCGCTACGGTGGGCGGCTTAGCGGCCGACGGCGCTGACGGCGGTATCCAACACCATGCAGCCATGGTCCTGAATGTTGCCGTTACGCTGCTTGAAGCGGATCTTCTGCAGGCCGGATACCCAGCTGATGGAGATCTCGGTGCTGTTGCCGTGGTCGGTTTTCTCTTCGTGCATGCCGAAGGAACCGCCCTGCTCGCCAGAGCCGAAGGCGTTAGCCAGCGCCTGACCGCCCAGCAGCACGGCGCGGTCGATGATGGTGCCAGCAACCTTGTCCACTTCCACGCCGGTCGCAGAGTTGGCTGCGCACACCTTGACGGTGCTGCCTTGGTTGAAGCGGATCGGCATGCCCTTGTATGGCTTGACCAGGATGCCGCGCCACATCGCACCCTCACCGCGGAAGATGGGGTGATTCCAGCCCTTGCTGCGCTCCATCGCGGACGCCAGCATTGCCTGCCAGTCCTTGCCGGAGCTGGAGGTATAGAAGTCGTGCCACTGGCGCGGGGTGACGTAGAGCACGTAAAGCGGCTCGCCACCGGACGGGTCGGAGACCATGCGGATCGGCTGGATGGGGTTGGCCATCTCGGACAGGAACAGCGACATGTTGTCCACGCAGCCCAGATTGAAGCGGTCAGCCGCGTCGATGCCTTCGAAGCTGGTCGCATCACCACCGAAGAAGTGGCGCTCGTAGGTTGGCGCAGTCAGCGGGTTGATCATGATGTCGGCAAATTCCGGGTCATCCGCCAGCGGCAGAATGATATCGGTCGCGGAGTAGTCGCCGCGGGCGCCGGCCAGCTGAGCAAAGCCGCGCTGGTCAACCAGGCGGCCGTAGTAGCCATCACCCAGCAGCACGCGGGCGGTCTTGATCAGGTCGTGCTTGGTGCGGGACTGGCTCATTTTGCCGCCAGCATCAACGCCGTGACGGGTCTGATTGACCTTGAGACCGAAGTCAGCGAAGGACAGGGACTCGAGGCGCCCATCCAGCTTCTTGTCGCCCATGGTCGGGCGGCCAGAGAGCTGATGGAACAGCTGCATATCAACGGTGTCGCCAGCAACCTTGGCCAGGTCGGTGATACGCACTACCGGTGCGCCCGCGCTGGTCTGCTTGCCGCCGTTGACCTTGACGCCCTTGGGGGCCTCTTCGGTCAGCATGTTCACCAGCGAATGGGAACGGTTGGCCGCGGTAAACAGGGCGGCCTGCAAAATCTTGTTGGCTTGCGCCGAGGTGACTTGGGTCATGATCCTCTCCTACATGAAAACAAAAACCCCGACACAGTGGCCGGGGTTGGTTGATGTAAACGGGGTTGTTGGTTAGAACCCGGACTGCTCCAGCAGCGCCTCGATCTGGGCGTCGCTCATAGCACCAAGCTCACCGACCAGTTCGGTCTGGGACATGGCGCCATAGCGCTCGACACCCGTTGCCGGTGCGTGATGGGTTTGGCCGAGTTCTGATGGGCTGGACGGGATGTGATCAGCGGGTTTCTCTGCCGCCTTGCCGGGTGCCTTGGCGGGAGGTGCTTCAACCTCGTCGCCAAAGGCCAGCTTGGTGCGGCGAGCCACTTCTGCGAATCGCTCCGCCAGCGGCTTGTTGCTCCACGCGGGGTCGGCCTGCAACTTGTCATCGATAGTGAGGGCCATATCGAAGCGGTCTTGGTCGCCGTCACGCCATGCGGCCAGGTCAGGTACCGCCTGCAGTGCGGCCTGTACCTGGTTGGCGACTGGCTGAACCTGTTGCGGCGCGGCTTGCGGCTCCAGCTTTTGGAGTTTGCGGGCAATGGCAGCGATGGACTTGCCGAGATCCGGATAGTCCTGCGCCAGTTGCTCCAGCTCTTCCTGGCTGATGTCGTCAGGGTCAACCGATGGGTCAATCCCGTTCTTCTCCAGCAGCGCCTGCAACTTATCCCGCTCTGCCTTGGCCTGCTGCGCCTGAGCCAGCTGCTCACGCAGTTGTTTGGTCTCATTGCGCGCCTGCTCCAGCACTTCATACGGGATAGTGTGTTGACCGTTCTTGGCCATAACGACCTTTTCAGGTGCGCTGGCCTGTTCCTCAACCTGATTGGCCGCGGCTTGTTCGTTACCGGCTGCCACCTCGCCCGCCGACGGCGCGGGTTCTACGTCCGTTTGCTTGGTGTCAGTGCCATTGTCCAGCTCGACATCGGGCGCTTGCTCAATCTCGGCCAGCATGGCTTCCAGTTCGTCCAGGCTTTCAGTCCCGGTCAGGTTATCGATGGTTTTGCTCATGGTCGTCCTCGTGGGTTTTCAGTGGGTGGTATCGCTGCCCAAGCGGGGGAAGGCTCTCGGTGAAAGCGCTCCCCGGCTGGGGCTGGGCATAAAAAAGCCCGCACAAGGCGGGCAAAGGCTGTCGTCTATCGCTAGGGATTCGTTGCTGCGGCAACGCGCTCATTCAGCGCGGCCAGATATTCACGCATCGCAACCAACTGGCGCTTCATGCGGTTCTGCTCATCTGCGCTCAACGCGCAAAAGCTAATCGTTCCAGTGAACGATTCCAGCTTGCCGGTGCGCTCTGCCAGCTGCTCTTGCTCCATGCGCATGCGCTCGACGTGGCTTGGTTTTGGGCTTCCGCCATCAACACCGCGCACCTCGTCAATGCTGTGTTGGCCAACACTGAGGCTGTTGTTGTGGATGATGCCGCAGGGCATCTCAATAAGCCGAGCCATCTCATCGCTATCAATGGCTCGGTCGATAACGCGGACCGGAACCTCAAGTAAACGCTTAAGCCGCCAACCTTCCAGCTTCCACAGCTCTTGGTGGGCCTTGGCTTCGGCATCCTTGATGGCGTACTTGGCGCCGAGCTCTGCATTGAAGTTGGCCGGGTCGGCGCAGGCGGTCATGCCGATGGCAAGGGTGAAGCCGTTGGCAGCAATGGCGGTGGCCAGCGTGGTGGTGGTGCCGGGAACAACCTGCACCTCATAGCGAACGCCACGCATCAGCGCCTCGATCTGGTCAGGGGTAACGCGCGGCGCTGTCAGCCCAAGAGCCTCAATATCTCGCTCCATTTCGGCATCAATCTGCTGGCGGTCGGTCATGGCCTGCTCCAAATAAAAAACCCGGCGCTATGGCCGGGTCTGGAAATGAAAAGGCCCAATCTCGAAAGACTGGGCCATGATGGAGAAATCCTAACGCTGGGCGATTAGGAAAGCAACTATCAGAGCGCGATCGCGTCTATCTGCTGCTGAATGGTGTCCAACAGCTGGGCCTGTAGGGCTGCCTGCTCGGTCTGCATCGCCTGCTGCTGGGCTGCCAACTGCTCCATCTCCTGCAACGTCTTGCCGGTCTGGGCCTGCTTGAGGGCGTCCTCGAAGCGGATAGAGTCGGTCAGCTTGGTGATGCGCTGGGCCTCTGCCTGCCACTTGGCGGCCTTGCCTTCCAGTTCTGCCAGCTTGGCCTGCATCTCCTGCATGGCCATCTGCTGCTGCATCTGGGCCAGCTGGGCCTGTTGCTCTGCGGCGGCGCGCTCCTCCTCGCTCATCTCCTCCGGATCCTTCTGGATGTTGAGGGCATTGCGGATCCGCTCCACAAACTCAGCCTTGCGCGGCACATCCATCAGCTCAACCAGCAAATCGAAGCAGGCAGCGGCGGCCTCTGGCGGCAGCTGGGACATGGCTTGCGTCATCCGCTCAGCCAGTTGCTGCTTGTACGCGGCGGTCTGCTGGATGGGCGCCAGGGCAATATGGGCTCGCAGCCGGGTCACATCGTTGGTCAGCTTGCCCCCTTCCTGCTCCACGTTAATCACCACAGCCTTGCGGCGGCGCGGGTCGTCGCGGTTGACGGTCACCTTGTAGTTGCGCTTGCTGGCCATGTCTTCAAGCAGATAGGCCAGTGCCAGCTGCCCTACCTGCTGGCAGCCCATCCGGTAATTGTCGTTGATCTCCGACAGGGTGGTCGCTCCCTGCTCCACCAGGTTGCTGATGGCAACGCCAGATTGGCCGGTCGAGCCCTGCCCCAAGAAGGCGGCATAAACCCCCATGGTATCCTGAATGAGCTTCACCGAGTCCTGCATCACCTGGAACTGCTGGGCTGCCACGTTGAAATCCTGCTCCACCTTGAAGGCGTCGCTCACGCTGGTTTTGTTCTGGCGGTCAGGGTTGAGCTCGATATAGCCATCCGGGCGCTCTACCTGCTCCAGCACCTGATCCCGGCTCATGTTGGTGGTGTCCTTATCCATGATGACGCGCTTGGCCTGCAGCAAGAAGGTGAGCTTGATGCGGCGCAGGTTCACCTCATCCTGTGCCGGCATGGCGCGGGCAATCAGGCCATAGGGCTCGCCGGTGCGGTCTTTGCGGTACCCCCAGAACGGCACCAGCGGATACATGTTGTGCGGGGCGGTACAGGGGCGATCGACCAGATGATGGGGGCCGACGAACCAGGATTCGCGGATCACGGCTACCGGGCAGCGCTCCAGCCTGGCGCGGCCGCTGGCAATGGCGGCGCGGTGCAACTGATTGCTCTTGTCAAACTCCAGCGCCCGGCCAGAGTCGAGCATCAACACCTGACGCATGGTGTAGGTGCGGTAGTAGACCACCTGCAACAGGACGCGATCCCGCTCCCGGCTGCACCACTCAATCTCTTTGCCACTGAACTGGCTCCATTCGTCATAGGCACTGACAAGGTTGGGGTCCAACCCCTCTATGGCGGTCAGGCTGACCATGCCGGCCCAATCGTTGACGCCCCACTCCAGCGCCTGAGCCTTGCTCGGGAACATGGTCTTGGCCTCATCCAGATCAACCCAACGGCGGCGCATCAGCCAGCGGCAGTCGCTCAAGTCAGGCTCCCGGCTGTGCCAATCCCAATACACCTCGTCACGGTGGACGCTGCTGAACTTGTAGCGTGGGCCGAACGGGTCACTGCGGCGGCTTACCTCCACCCAGCCCAAGCCGGTCTTGATCTGGCCGCCGTAGGCCTCGCCCCGGGCGCGGTCTAGTCCGCCAAGGCGGCACATATCGGCGTATTCAGCGTTGACGGCCTCGGCCAGTTGCTCCAGCTCGTCGTCGTGGTCATCGGCGATCACCATCAGATCGGTGCGGCTCTTGGCCTCCATCCCCAGCACGCCATCGATCGTCGGCGCAACCAGGTTGTGAATGGTGATGGGCTGGCCGCGCTCTTTCAGCACCCGGATCACCTCGGGCGGCAGCTGATCACCGTCGTAGTAGGCGCAAGCGCGGTTTGCGAGCGAGCGCCAATCCGGCTGGCCATTGATATCGCTCATCAGTTTGAGCAGTCGCAGGGTATCGAGGCCGCCTTTTGCAGGGGCCTTGGGTTGGGCGTTGATCATCAGTTGGCCATCCAGTGCTTGGGTTTACGGGAGTATTCAGGTTTGACGATGCGGGCCGGCATGCGGGCGCGCATCTCTTGGGCAATCATGTAGCTCATCAGTTGGTCGTCGTAGCAACCGTCCTGAGCGTTCATGCTGCCGCTCTTGTCGTAGACGTAGGTGGTTGCTTCGGAAATGGTGCCTATCCAGCGGATCCCGGCCTGACCGGCACGCAGCAGGGCCTTGAGACCATCCACCACGATCGGCTTGGATTGGCGTGTGGTCAGCCAGCCGAGGCGCTGGGTCTCATCATCCCGATCCCGGTCGATATACTCCTGGGTGTAGATGCGGCGGGTAGGATAGAGCTCGCGCAGCTTGAGCAGGACGGCGTGGCCGTGGTTGTTACGCTCAGGGCCGATATAGGCGGGGCCATGCTCTGCGGTGCCGTAGAACTTGCCGACATGGGCCAGCAACTGGGCAAAGAGACCGGGATCCAGATGGCCAAACCAGTGGGCCACCTGGCGCCCGTCACTCTTGGCGATCACATCAAAGCTGGAGCGGTCGCCGTGCTCGAGACCTTCCGCCACATCGGCGCCAATGGCGTAATCCTCATCTGGATCGGGCAACTCCCACACCAACAGCATGTTTTCGAGGGAGCGCTGGCCCTGCTCGTCCAGCTTGTCCGGCTTGCGTACCTTCTCACGCCTGCCGGTAACGGGATCCATGTCATAGACGATGAGAGGCGGCATGCAGTCTCCCTCTGCCTCCATGGTGGCGATGGGGTCGAATACCCTACGGCCAGAGGTCAGGAATGCTTCCAGCGGCGTGCTGGGGAACTCCTGCTTCATCTCTGCGCCCAAGGTGGACTCTTTCAGCACGTACCACTGGCGCTGCTCGTCGCTGATGGCGCAGTTCATCGCCTTCTCAACCGCGGCAAAGTATTCGAGTTGGGCTTTGCTTGCCACCACTCCTGACGCCGGAACGTCGGCGCGATACTTGGGATCTTGCCACCAGGCGAAGAAGTGGAACTTCCAATCCAGCTTACTGAGTTCACCGGATGCCCGGGCCAGCTCGAGGGACTTCATGCTCATGGCGTGGAAGTCTCCGCCCACGCCCTCTGCTGTTGATTCGATGAAGGCCACGGCGCCCGGGTGGATTGCCTGCAGGGTACCGGTACGCACCTCCTTGGCCTTCTCCGGGTACTTGGCGCAGATCTTGCCGTGCTCTGACACATGCAGGCGCTGGACGGTACCAGAGCGGAAAGAGGTGGCCACCTGAATGCTGGAGCCGTGCCGGAACAGGATATGACCGCCATTGGCCCCGCCGCGCCGGGTAACAACCTTGAACTGGGCCTTGAGCCAGCCGGGCAGGTTATCGAACGGCACTTCAATCTTGGTGCGGTAGATTTCCCCTGCTGCCGTCAGATCCTGGGCGATGATCCCGCACTTGATGTTCTTGTTGAACAGCGCCTCATCCAGCAGATAGATATCTATGGCCGTGGAGAACCCGAGCTGACGCGCCTTGAGGATGATGTTTAGCCACCACATGCTCTTGAACAGCAGCTCCTGCGCCGGACGCAGCCGAAAGCGCACCAGCTGGCCCTGCTCGTTCTCGATCATGTAGAGGTTATTCATCCGCCACCACTTATCACTGAGCTTTTCGCGGATGCAGGCAATCTGCTCCTGCTCAGTCATGGCGGAGATGTCGAGTTCGGCCACTGTCACGACATCAGCCCTCCGGTGCCCATGTCGTGCAACTCCGAAAGCATCTCACTCACTGGGGTGGTATCGCTGCCGCCATCCTTCTCCAGCCGATCGGCTTCGGCCGTCAGCTTGCGGGTGGCTGCCTTGATGCGTCTGGTATCCGCCTCGATCTTGGGACCTGTCACCTCATCGATGCGAATGGCGCTCAGGGTGCGCTCGATGGACTCGATACGCTGAATGTTGCGGTCAAGGGCCTGCTCGGCTTTCAGGATCTTGTCATAGAGCCCAATCCGGTCGGTCATCTCGGTGGCATCTAGCAGATCCTGATGCAGGTTCTTCAAGGTCTTGGTGACAGAGATAACGCGAGCCCGGGTGAATACCAGCTCGTCACGCAGCCTCAACTCCTCGGCCTGGTCGAACAGCTCAGGCGAATCGAGAAACTGGGCGTAACCGCCGTGGGTCTTGGCTATCTGCATGCCGGGCTTGATGTTGGCAGGCGGGTTCGGGTTGCCAGAATTACCTACCGACTCCTTGTGCCCCTCGGTAAAGCGGCCGCTGCCATCCCTGCCGCTCCCCATGTTGTTTTTCGGTGCTTGGCCTGAGTCGTCAGGTGCTTGTGTGGATGAGGATGACCTTCCCCCTCTTCCCTCTCCCCTCTTGGCCTTGCCTTCATTCCCCTTGGGTTGCGCACTTTGCGCAGATTGCGCAGTTTTGCGCACTTCGGATTGCGCAGATTGCGCAGCTACGCGAGATTTTTCAGGTTGTGCAGGTGGTTGCCCCCGAGATTTCAAATAGCGACGCGCCGAGTTGTAGTTCAGGCTGCGGCTGTCACACCAGTCTTTTGCACTGATGCCGGTCGCTTCGTGCTCCTGCAGGAATTCTGCATTGAGCTGTGCCCAGTCGGTCTTTGCCATTTAGAGAGATAGCTCGCCTTCGACAACGGTGTCGCCGGGTACGGGCTGATGGGTTGCCGGTACCACTACGGAAACGCCGGTATTGAGAACAACCAGGGTATGACTGCCGTCATACTCCTTCACATGAGTGATAACCCCGGTCACGGTAACGCCATTAACCACCGCATCGCTCCAGTGCATCGAGATAGTCCAGTAGGTCGGCCGTTGATTCCCCAGAAAGACAAACCCCGCCGTTATTGGCGGGGCTCCATGTCAGCCTGGGAGTGGGTGGCGGGCAGTTTGCCGTTTGGCTTGGCGTCGTCTGGCAGCTGGCCAGAAGCAGCACCGAAGCGAGCAGCAAAGCGCCCTTGTGGGTCACTATGGTTTTGGTCATAGCTTTCCTGCACCTCCCTTGCCCGCTCCTGCTTAAGCCAACGGCCCAGAAGGGCCGTTAGAATGTCGAGCAGTTGGAGCAAGCTGTTCATGTTATTGCTTCCGGGCTTTATCAGCCGGCAGGTTCAGGGCCAGCTTATCCAGCACCTTGATGAGACCGACCAGGAAGGCGTCTACCTTCCCGATAATCTCATCATCCCGGGTGGACGGGGTGACGGCCGCAATCTTGGCCAGCCCCTGCACCACGAGGGACGCACCCCCTACCACGGCCATCAGGATGAAAAGCCAGTGAAACACCAATCCCACGATGTTTTCCATCGCACTCTCCTCTCTGCGGTTACCGGTTACCCGGCGATATCGGCACGGCTTTCGCCTACGCCTCTGACTTCGAGAACTCGGCAGTTGCCATGACTGGGAGATCCCCTACCGGCATCGGCTCACCCGCGGGCCAGCGGTATGCAGTAACCCGGGAGCGAGGGAACGCCTTCACGTTCACGGCGTTAGCCTGATTGCCACCCAGCACCAGCAGATTGCCAGCCTTATCCTGCCCCACGACGAAACCGACATGACCGCCACCATCACGGCTGAATACCACCACGCAGCCAGCAACCGGCTTATCCAGCTTCTCACCCCAGGAGGCATAAGAGCGCGCCCCCTCGAATCGGGTGGACTGAACACCTACACGCTCCAGGCAAGCGCCAACGAATGCCGCGCACCACGGAGTTTCATCGTTTTTGATGCCGCCACGCTTGATAGCCTTCCACATCGCCACGATTTCCGGGTTGTGCTTCGGCCCCTTGATTTCAGTCAGCCCGATATGTCGGCGAGCCTCTTCTACCCAACGCTGTACCATTACCCTTTTCCCCCAGTCATCCAGCCGGTTGCCCGGCGCTCGTAAAGCTCCAGGGCCTTCGACCCCATCAGTCCAGCCAGGCCGGCCATAAAACCGCACAGCGGCAGCGGCGCGGCGATATACCAGCTCAGCAGCATGGTCAGCATCCCGGCGAACCCTGACACCACCACCTGCAGCAGCGCCTCGGCCCATCGGAACTGCCTTCCCTCGCGTTTCACCGTCTGTATGTAGGTCACAAGCCCTCCCCATACGCTCAACCCGCCGAATGCCAGATAGGCGAGCACGCTGTAGTTCTGTGGATCCTTGTCAGGCGTCATCGCCCCTCCAGAAACGACAAAGCCCGCACGAGGCGGGCCAGAAATGAAAAAGGCCAGGGTCACGGGGACTCTGGCCATCTTTGAGCAATACTAACGCCGGGGCGGCGGGGATTCAACCAGCAGCAGCGCTTGGCATCAGCCGCTGGATCTGTCTTGTCAATTCCCACCTGTCCTGCAGAGTCAGGTCAATGGACTCCAACTTTTCCAGCAATGCCTGCAACCCGGCTTGGATCTGCTCTGCGCTCATTGCACACCCCCGACGCAAAATTGCTGGGCCAGCTTGGTCAGCCCCTTCGGGGTGATACGCACCTGTTCACAAAGGCGCTCACTACCATCAGCCAGCGTGATGGTTTCCACCTTGTGCTCAAGTAGCCCTTGCTGCACCTTGTCCTGGTAGCCAAGCCACCGCTTGCCGCCAGCACGCTTGTAGATCCAGCGTAGGCTGCTGAGGTACTGGTTGAACTTCCTGGGCTGTTGTTGCAGTGCTTTGGCCGCTTCGGTCAGGTTCAGCGAGCCGTCAGCAGTGGCGATCAGATCCAGCGCCTCCACCTTGGGTTTGGCCGCCTCCATCTGCAGCGCCAGCTCGTGATTGGCCGCTTCCAGACGCAACCGTTCCTGCTCTGACTCCATGGCGAGCTGCAAGATCTCGATGGTGGTCAGCGCGGGTTTGGCGACGGGAACAGAGAGCCTGCCGGTGCGGTAGTCCAAAAACACCTGATTGACCTGAAGCTGGAAGGCCGGGCTGATCCAGCCGGCATAGGAGATCGCCAGCAACTCATGGGCGAAGGTGCCGCCGTTGCGGCCTTCAACGGAAACTATGCAAATCTGCACAGTTTGTTTTTCCACCTCAGCGACCAGCTCCTGCGCATGCTTGGTGCGCAACCACTGAGCTGGGGCTTTGCTCGAACCAAGTTGACTGGCCCGGTGAAGGGCGTTCAGGTTGAACCGGCCAGCTTCATCAGTGGTGATCTCGACCCCGGCAATCACCGGCAGACGAATGGAGTCACTTACATCGACTTCCACAAAGTGCTTAGGATGTTGTATATTCATTCAGTAAATCCTTACTTAACGGGTGTGGATTACAATCTCGGCCTCAGTGGTTGCTGCCACTGGGGTCGAACTCTTTCTGGCATCAGGCCACTGTGCGCTCATCACTTTCGCTCTCCCGCTCCATCTCGCTATAGAGGATGGAAAGAACCTCCCTTGTTAGGCTAACCCCTTTATCAACAGCCCTGTGCCCCAGCCACTTCTTGAGATCATCAGGGAGCCGAATTGATGTCGGCGGAATTTGGTTGCTCACTCTATACCCCTTAAGGTTGATATATCACCGTACTACCATTGATAGCGTAGTACCGTGCGACTATATTCGTCAACACGTTTTTTGATGGTATTTCGCAGATGGCAAGAAAAGACCCACAGTTCAACGTTCGCATGCCGCAAGAGCTGAAAGAAATGATCGAGGCATCGGCCAAGGACAATCAGAGATCCATCAACGCAGAGATCGTGCATCATTTGCGTAATGCCATGGAGGCTGCTGGCTACATCAATGACGACCTCATTGGAGCACACAGGCCTGTAGAGGTGCGGCATATTGACTCCGGCAAGTTAAGGCTGGAGCCCACAGATTCCAGCTATCAAGAATTCCTGCAATCCAACCCCGAGGACTTGATGGAGAGGACTGCAAAACTACTTGCAGAGATCAACAAAATGCTTAGCAAAGGCGACAAGAAGGACAACTAAGGTTCGCAGCATCAAATCATTCCCATCAAGCAGCCCGCATCTGGCGCACCTGCTGGTCCATGACCCTGGCCAGATCTGATGCCTGATGGATCACCTCATCAACAGCACGCTCTACGGCCTGCCTCATCTCCTGCCCGAACCGGCGCGACACCAACTCTACGTGTGGCACGACCCGGCCGGTGCCGTGGCACTTCGGGCAGCCGTCACCCTTGCGGGGGCGGATCCCGGTCCCCTTGCAGTGCGGGCAGCGGCCGGATTGCAGCATCTCGGCGACACAGTGGTCATGGGCGAGAGACAAGATCCCGTTACGCTCAGCCAGCAGACGCTGATACTCGTGGTCATTTCCGGCACGGTGGGCGCGCTTGGCCTTCTCCATCACCACGGAGGCACGGCGGCGCTCCTTGTCATAGTGAGGGTGGGAAAGTACCAGGTGCTCCAACTGCTCAGGCAAAGGGCGGCGCAGCAGGATAGCCATGGCCATACCGCCGGCATCACTGCAGCCAAGAGCGGTGCAGAAGTGGGCCAGCAGCCCCTGAATCGCCCCCTCATCACTTAGGTGATCGGCCATCAGGAACTGGAGCCCCTGTGGGTTGTTTTTAGCGGCCACCTGCAGGGCACCGATAAAGTCGTCACGCCCCAGTGCGTTGAAGTTGCTGGATGTCGGCTCATGCAGCGCCCCCTTTGGTGAGAACAGGCGCAGTGCCATTTCCAGTGAATTGCTCATGGGTTGGTCCTCTGGTCTGGGTCCTGATTGAAAGCGGTAAGCAGCCAGGCGCGCAGTTGGCCGGATTTGACATGTTCCGGGGTGACCTCAAGCACGGTCCACCCGAGCAGGGCGGCCTCGTTCATCTTGGCTCGGTCCTCAACGAACCCCTTGCCACGAGTGTGGCGCCCACCGGAGTGGATCCCGCCGTGGACCTCAAGGGCGATCATGCGGGTGGGCCAGGCGAAGTCGAGGCGCCAGCGGCGCTTGGGGTGAAACAACAGCTCGGTGGTCGGGTCAGGAAGGCCGACCAGTTGGCTCAGCACCTTGTCGTGCAGAGAAGTGACCTGCTGGGCTTTCTTGACCTTGTTCACCACGGCCTTGGCTTTCGGGTTGTTGCCGAGCAGGCGGCTGGCGGCGATAGCGGAGAGGTGGATCATGCAGTCCCCTTCACACTGACAAGCCCGCGCACCACCCAGCTATGCAACTGACGGGTCAGGGCGCTATAGGTGACCTCTTCACGCTCCCCGGGCTGCCAGTCGTAGGCAATACGGCCATCAATGGCGTCATGGCAAGCACAGCACGCCTCAACCGCCACCAAATCATCCCCCTTGAGGGCCATTCCATGCGGGGCGCTAGGTAGGTGAGCCAGCACAGTGGTTTCAGTGCCACCAATGCAGACCCCGGCAAGCTGGATCTTGCAGAGCTGGCCGCGAGCACCATCGCGCAGGTCGCTGGAGCGGATTGGGCTGGTCTCGAATCTCATCCGGCAAACCCCATCAGCTGGGCGCAGGCGTTCTCAGCCTCCTCCTCGGTGGCAAACTGCTTGCTCAGCACATAGCGCCAGCAGACCCCGAACACGGCCCGGTACAGGTCGGAGAACTCAGCCTGATCCATCTTGGCAAAGCTGACGCTCTTGGCCTCCTTGCGCATGCCGCCATCCGGCAGCATCACAACGGTATAATAACCGGCCTCGACAGTGAGCCACTTGCGCATCACCTCAAACGACTTCTCAGCCTGGGGGCCGTGGCGCTCGATACGGCTGCTGGCCAGCTGGTCGATAAACTCATCCTTGGCCTTGTTCAGCACGTTGCCAGCGCCGAACTGGGCGAGGTAGCGAACGAACCGGGACAGGATCCCCTGCTCTGCTGGCGAGACCATACCGCCAGTTGGCTCCCAGTAATCGAAAGTCAGGTTGAGCAGAGCGAAGAAGCGGCGATGAAACGCCAGATTGCGGCGCCCCTTGCCCTTGGCCAGGATGGTGGTACCGATCGGCATCAGCTTGATGGCTTCGGCATCGGCCGGAGTGGACGGGGCAAGTACCCCGCCGGACATTTTCAGAAGGGTAAGCTCCATCCTCACCCCCGCTTGGCTTTGTTGCGGCGCTTGGAGGCGGCACGCTGACGCTGTGCGGCCCGGTCATTGCGCGGGTTGGGGATGCAGAAGCCATGGCCAGGCTTGAAATCAAGCGGGTTGAACCAGGGCGATTGGGCAGCAGTGGCGGCCAGAACGGCTGCGATGGCGTGGGTGAATCTCATGCTGCCACCGCCTTAGCCGCTACGGCCTCGGTGGTGGGAGGCAGCTCGATGCGGTAATGCCACACCTGCTTGCCGTCGATGACCTGGTTGCTGGAATACTTCGCCCAGCCGTAGCAGCAAACCTCACGCAGTCTGGCGCTGATGGCGGCCTGGGTGTCGGCGTGGCCGTAGCGGCTCCAGCACTCGCGCTCGATGTCGCGCAGGGTGCTGGCCTTGCCGTCGCTCATGATGGCGATGACGCGGCCCAGTTGGGTCGCAACGGATAGATCTCGGGTATTCGATTTTGCGGTCATGGTCGGGTCCTTTTGGTCAACGGCCGGGTGGTCTAGGTCCGGCCTGAAACATGTTACGGCGCGATATACCGCTTGTCACGGGTTGGCAAGGCCCTCCCCTTCAAAGTTATCCACAGCCCCATTCGCGACACCACCTCTCAAAACCAGCACTGGCGCGCCTCTCAGCCGTTTGACCTCCTCCGCCACTTGCTCAGGCGTCGTGCCCTGCACCAGCCAATGCCCTGCCCCGCGCTGGCAATCGGTGTGTCCCAGCACGGCGATCTCGTCTGCCACCTCCAGCAGCACTCGCTCCCCGCACCAACCCCGAACGGGCGGATAGATCACCACCCGGCAGAATTTCGCGGCCTTGACCGCGGCGATCACGTCAAGATTGAACATTGGCCATCCCTCCACGCTTGAACAGGGCCTTGAGGCTTTCCACGCCACGCTGGCCGGCTTGCTGGTAATACTCCGGGCTGTGCTGGACCTGCTCACGCGTTGGCAGCCCTTTGCGCACCTCCGCCCCAAGATCCTCTCCGGCAACGACCCGGCGCAGCAGCTGGGCGTATGCCTGCTCGAACACAGGGCGGTACGCATCCAGACTGAGCGTTTGGCGCTCCCAGCTAGTCGCCTTGGCGGCCAGCTCGACGGCTGGATGGGTGTAACGCCGGGTGCGCACCTCAACCAGAGCAGCATCCAGAGACGGCAGCCCCATCGCCTCCGGCGTGATCTCGCACCACTTGATAAACATCCCTGGCCCCGGGAAGAACGGGATCTCCTGAGAGCGCGCAACCCGCATCCCCAAGCTCAGCTGCTCACGGCTGGTGCAGTTGGCCTCAACCAGCGCAATCGTCCACTCCCTGAGGGCTTGGTCCTGCATCTTCGGCGTGGGGAACGAGCGTTGCCATGCAGGGAATATCACCTTGAGCTGCTCGAGTAACTTGCTCACGACCAGGGTGTCGCGCTCGGTAACCACGGCGGCCACTTTGCGCACTGGCGCGACAGGCAACTCGCTCGGCATTCCAGCAAGGACCTCGCTTAACGGTTTCATGGTCATCAGAACCCCTCCTGAATCAACTGGTTGAGCTTGTCTGCGTTCATGGTCTTGGTCAGATCCCACTCATCGCCACGTACCGGCTGGCGCACCACACCAGCACGCTTGGCGGTGAGCTTGTCCCACTGCTTGCGCAGGGTCTTGGGGCACAGCACGTTGGCAGACCAGAACGGGTCGAGGTTGGCCCATTTGAACAGCGAGCAGATATCGTGGTGGGTGTACCCCAGCTGGGTTCGCATCAGGCGGATATCGTTCGCCCACTGCGCCCAGTTTGGGGCCTTGGCTGTTGGATTCACCACAAGCACCCTGCTGTGGATGTATTCAGCGCATGTCAGGTCATCCTGAGTGCCCCAGAATTTCCCGCTCGGGGTCTGGATGGCAGCATCTGGGCGAATCTTCTCGACAACGGCAGAAACCGACTCAACAGCGCCGGCGTCGGGGAGCGCGTCAGCGTTCTTCGACGAAGAGATCTTTGTATTTTCTTTTAATGTATTTATTTCTTGTTCTGTTGTCGTACCGGTCGAAACACCGATCGGTACACCGGGGGGCGTATCATCAATACCGCTCAAGCCCATATCTGGCGCGGCTTTGAGCGTTTCGGTGTGCGTACCGGTCAGCGTACCGGTCGGTGTACCGACCGAAACGCCACCCAATTGAGTCTCTTTTTGCTCGATTGGAGCTGGTTTTTCTGGTGCTGGTTCAGCAGCGCCCACGGCCATAACAGCGGCCTGGTAGTCGTCGTAGTTGTTGATGGTGACCACAGAGCCCCATGGGGTGCCCTGAATACTCACCATCCCCTCACGCTCAAACCATTCCAGCAGCCGAACGGTAGCTTGCTTGGACAGGGCAACCCCTCGCTCATCACGCAGCATCGCACCAAGATCGGTAGCGCTGATAACCAGCTGGCCGCGCATCAGCGCCCACGAGCGCCCCTTGTAGCTCACTGCGCACTCTTCATAGGCGGCAAGGCTGATAAGACGCATCCACCCTGCAAACTTAACTGCGCTCTTTGCCCAGTCGGCGGCCATCAGTGACCGCCAGCAGATCACATACCCGCTGCGCCGGTTGGTGCTCACGTTGCTACCTCTGCTGATAGGTTTGGAAATGGGGGCGCCTGCCCCCGGGAATTTGATAACGGTGTTCATGCTGCCTCCTCATCGACAGCCGGGAGGTCGATTTCTGACAGGTGGAGATCTATGCGCCGGCCAATGAAGGCCATGCACGGAACGGCCATAGAGTTGCCGATCGCCTTGTAGCGGGGCCCGTCGGCAGCAGGCTTGCCGCGATATGGCACGTCCGTATGACCATCAGGAAACCCCTGCAGGCGCTCGCACTCTACGGGGGTAAGGCGGCGAACTGCCATGCCATGCCATATCTCGTGCATGTGATTGGCGCCAAGCGTATAGGCTGCTTCTCCAGGTTCTCCAAGCCCGAATCCAGTAGCGCGTCCAAGCGACTCGTGCCGGACGATAACCTGAAGATTTATCGGTGTTGGTTCTTTGGTGTAAGCCGCAGGCACAATCGGATGACCACGACCAGTGCCATCCTCGCTCGCATCGAAACCTTCGGTCTTCAGGGTGTGGGTGATGTCGCCGGTGACGCAAGGCTGATTCTCTCTCACCAATTCATCCCAGTTATTGGCGGCGAAGATGACGCGCTGGTCGTGGTCTTTGATGCTGTTGTACTTGGTCAACACCGCATTCTCCTGCTCATGATTGCGGCCGAGTGTGTGCGCCAGCTCGGTGTTGGTGTCGGGATCTTGGGTGCCGTGGACTACCACCGTCTCCGTTTCGTAGTCGATGCGCCCCATCCCTCCAGCATTCAAACAATGGGATATGTGCCCAGTGCTGGTCGCAAGCGGGATCAGATGTCCTGCTTGTCCTTGGTTGTCGTCTGCGCCACACGTTCCAATGCCGTTTGCAGTAAGGGTGGCAACTGCCTTCCCCGCTTCTCTGCTCGGCGCAGAATCCCGGCGCACGCCTTCGCACTCAAAAAGAACTTTTGCGGGATCGAACCCTTCTCGAGCACTTGCGACAACGAACACACGGCGGCGGCGTTGGGCCACTCCGAAATATTGGGCATCGAGGATCCGCCACGCGATTGCTCTTTGGGGGCCAAGCACACAACCAGCGTTTTCCCATTTCTTCCCTGGTGGGACGAGCTCGCAATCTTCCCCGGCAAGGAAGCCAAGGAATGCGCCAAAAGCGTTGTCTTTTGACGAGAGGACGCCAGGGACGTTTTCCCAGACGGTGATGCAGGGAACAGCTCCAGCTGCTGCTCGTTTTTGATCAATGGCATTGGCAAGCTCCACGTACTTGATAGTCAGAAAACCACGGTCATCAGCCAGCCCCTCGCGGGCACCGGCAACGGAAAACGCCTGGCATGGCGTTCCGCCGACAAGGATGTCGGGAGCCACGACATCCCCTTTGAGGACGGCGGTAGCAATCTTGGTCATATCGCCAAGGTTGGTGACGTGCGGCCAGTGGTGCGCCAGCACAGCGCTCGGGAAGGGTTCAATCTCGGCGAACCACGCAGGGTTCCAGCCAAGCGGTTCCCAAGCCAGCGAGGCGGCCTCGACGCCGCTGCAAACGCTGCCGTAGATCATGGTGATACCTCCCGCTCCGTATGCTCGCAGCCGGGGCACTCATAGGCGTGGTCATCGGTACCGATGCGCAGCTCGCTGCCGCAAATCGGGCAGTGATCCAGATCGGCACAAAGGAGAGCGGCCCCATGGGCCTTGGGTTCAATGGTCATTTTGAGGTCCTGATTAAGCCCGGTGGTGAGGCGGGCCTTATTGGTAATGGTTATGCGCAGGCTTGCTGGTCGGCGCGTTCGATCTTGCGGGCCATCAGCTCGCGGGAGAGTCGAACGGCTGTCTTGTCGGTGCCGGCCGCGTGCGCAGTCGGGATCAGCGAGGTGTCCAGCTCGAGCGACAGTTCATGAATGACGGATTTCAGAATGATGTTTTCACGCTCACTGACGTGCTGGGCGGCGGGGCGTGGCGGTCTGGCGTTGATAGTCATTGCAGTTATCTCCCTAAAACGAAATTGATCAGGCCGATGAGCTTTTGCACCGGCTTCTTGGGGCGCTCTTCGTTATATGCAGCCTCATCCTCTGGCGAGAAGGTCAGTAGGCCGCGCTCTGGCAGGCCATCCCCTTTCAGGATCTCCTCGACGGTCACGGGCGGAAATCCCTGCTCGAGCAAGCTCCGATTGGCCCGTTTGACGGCCCTCGCCAAGATGCCGGGCTCGTGCTGAGATATGGCCTGGAGCAGGATCAGCAGCGAGGTGCGGGCAAATGCGGTTTCGGTCATGCCACACTCGGCGCCTACTTCCTGCCATACCTGGCGCTGAGCTGGGGTGCCGCGCACCCGCAGCGGGGAGCGGGTGCTCATATTTTCATGATCGGGGAGCGATACTCTTCCCATGGGGTTGGTCCTCTGGTGGTTTAGGTAATCACCTGACTTTTCAGGAGATTGGATCTCAATGCTGCGCATAGGTATAGGGGGTCTCCTGCAACGCAGGAACCTGACAATTCAGCTCTTTCTCGGCCTGGTATTTGCCCCACTCACCCGCGATCCACTGCACACCTTTCGGGGTAAACACGGTCTTGGCAAATGCGTAGTTATTTCGTTCAGCAGTTCCCGTTTTCACCTCAAAGCGACCGGCGTCAAGATGCTGGGCGTACGCCATCCACTGACCACTGAGTTGGTACATGTAACGCTTGGCACACAGGAAGGCGCGAAACTCATGCTCTTTTGCCTTGAGCAGCTTGGCTACCTCACGGAAGCCAAGGGATCCGCCACAGTAGGCGTAGTTGTCGAAGAAGTGACTCTTGTGGGCATTGGCCGCAATGGTCTGTTGAGCGGCTGCCAGCTCTTGGCTTTTGCGGTCGATCACCGACTGCGCCACCATCAGCGCCTTGGCCATGATCAGCTCCGGCGCGTCCTGCTCCTGACCGGCAATGTAGCCGCCATGCTTGCGGATGCTGGGCAACACTTCACCGACCACCCACTCTTCGAAACGCTCTGCGCTTTCGAGTTTGGATCGCATGACGAGGCGGTAAACGTCGCGCTCGGGGATAATAGAGACTCGTTGTATACCCCCCGTCGTTTCAACGGGTGCTTTAGTCGCGCCCTTGCAGTGACGGCGGATGGCTTGATCGGCATCGGTGTACCCCAAAGCCTTGGCGATATCAGCCGCAACGAACCACGGCTCTCCCTGTTGGTCGGTAATGATGCGAATGTTGTGCCCTTCAAAGGCCTTGCTAATCAGATTGGTCATGGTCTTGGGTCCTGTTGGTGGTTCAACTGCTGGTTAGGCAGCTTGGTCTTGAGTCTTGCTGAGGGAGTAATCCTCCAGCCCCAGTCGCAGCTCGCCATTGCTGGCAATAACAAAGCTGACGGCATGCTGGGCGGGAACAATGCCCCCGTTCAGCTTCTTCCACTTGGTGAAATTGGATTGGCTCGTGCCGATGGCGTTACACGCCTTGGCCGCATTGCCAAAGAACTTGGCTACATCATCGATACGCATAGGTGGTCCTCGTGTGGGTGTTATATATCACCCACCAATTATCTTGCTTGCAGGCAACTATTGCAAGCCATTCGTAGCACTCAGGCAAATCCCTTCTTGATAAACTTCAAACAACAAAAGTTAACTAGGTGAAAGGACTATGAATTTCTCGCAACGCCTTGAAGCTCGAATGAAAGAGCTTCATGTAAGCGCTGCCGAATTGAGCCGCAAAACAGGGATTTCACCGGCAGCTCTCAGTCGGCTTCTTTCAGAGCCTGGCCGAGAGATTCGAGCCAGCAGCTTGATGAGCATCGCTAAACAATTGAAGGTTGATCCCGTCTGGTTGTTTCTGGGGCGCTCGGCCGCCAACCTGATCCGCGATATCGAAGCTGGCCCAGGCATGGTGCCGGTGTGGACCATTCCTGGGTTGCAGGCCGATCCAGTTATAGACGCTTGGCCCCACGCAGATACAGGGCGCAAGCTGGCTACAGAGAGAGACGGCCACCTGATAGCCGTGGTAGCTGACAATGATCAGTTGGCTGATGCAGGCATTACCCACGGAGCCTTGTGCTTGGTTGATCTCAATGATGACAAGCCAGAGCACAACAAGATCATGCTGGCCAAGGTGGACGACAAGTTCATGTTTCTACGCGCTATCAAGGGGTTGTCAGGCTGGTGCTATGGCGTGGATGACCCTCGCGCAGGTTCTCTCACTGATAAACAGTTGCTCCCCATAGGCAAAGTTATCGAGATCCGCCTCCCTTCGTAACCCCTCTTCCTACATACAATCCAACAGCCCGCCACTTGGCGGGCTTTTTATCACCCCCCCAAAAAAATTAAATTTATTCTAGTCACCATATTGACCTGTTATTGCCTACAGGCAATAATGAACTCATTCCAAAGGTGGCAGCGCGTGTTGCAAATCGTAAAGAAACCCAAAGGACATGAACATGAAGACGCTGGGTGAACGCATCGAAGAAAAGCTCAATGAGCGCGACTGGAACCAAGCCGATCTAGTGCGCAAGTCAGGCGTGAGCAAAGCGGTAATATCCGTTCTGCTATCTGACCCGTCAAAGGGATTGCGAGCAGACAGCCTGTTTGCCATCGCCACAGCCTTACAGGTCGATCCGGTCTGGCTTTACACAGGTGACACAAGCGACGAGTGGCAGGCCAAGCATGGGGCTACCGAAGCGAAATCGCCGCAGCCAGAGCAGAAACAGCGCAAGACACTGCCGCGACTGAAGCGCAGCCAGTTTTACCCGCGCACATTTTTTAACTGAATTCAGTACCACCCGGCAATCAGGACCCAGCCCCTAACCAGGGCAGAAGTGAAAAGCGCCTGACCAGCGCGTAAGAACGACAAAGCCCGCACAGGGCGGGCTTTGAAGGACCAGGGTACCACCCCCAGTCAGAGACGGCCGGGGGACCAACCCCGACAATCAGGACCCCAACCAGTTGACCCGGTGGGAATTAGCGAGGACCAACTCGCCAACAGACGCAAGGATAACATGATGAAAGTCACTATTTCCAGAGCCGCGAAACGCGCCGACCAGATCGTTGCCGCCATCGCCGACCGCCTGAACGGCAACGCTGCTCGCCGCCGAACCATCAAGCAACGCTTGACGGTTGCCATGATGGCCACCGAGCGGCACAAGCTCGTCGCCGCCCGCGCAGCCCAGTCTGCCAAGGTGCGCACCCTGACCGCCATGAAATGCCGCGCCCTCCTCCACTGGCGGGCCGAGTTCCACCGCAACGCCATCTGACCCGGGTCTGGCGCTGCCCTGATAGCGCCGTAGCCAAAGCCTCTTTCACAAGCACCGCAAGGATGCTTTGGCTTCGCTCACGCCAAATTCGGCTGAGCTCGCTCTTTAACAACTCGGAACCGGCTCACAAACACGAATCCCGATGCCGGTAGGGATGCGCCGATAACCCGTCAATTCGGAAAGCGGTGTGTGAACGTGAACGGATCCCGGCTTGCGAGCCGGTATCCCAAGGCGGCTCCGGTGGAGCTGGCAACACCATAGCGTCGAAGCTGTGGCCGCCTTCGGATAACCAAGAGGACCACGACCATGAAACACCTGACCGAGGCCCAGGTAATGGGCTTTCGCGGCTCCATGCCGCCCCGCACCGAACACCGCTACAGCGTGAGCGTCGAACCCAGCGCAGCAGAACGCCGCAGCGCCCACGAACGCACCGCCACTCGCCGCGCCATCGAGGAGTATCACGAAAAGCGCGCCCTGCGGCTAGAAATGGAGATGTAGCGCTATGACCAGCGAAACCACCATGCTCGCCCTTCTGGAAAGCCGAGAGGCAGAGGCGAACGCCGAAGCTGAGTGGGTTGCCCGGTGGGTTGAGACCAACCTCCCGCTGCTGCTAACCGGCCAGCTCGACACCGATGCCGCCACCCTGCTCGCCGAGGTGGATCCAGAGTGCGCCGCCCAACTCAACCAAGCCATCTACCTGTTGATGGCCTCCGGCGACAAGGTGCCGCTCACCCGGCTGTTCCAGCAGGTGATGGATACCGCACTGAAAGCCATGGCCAAACAGGCATGGAATGACCACGTTGCCCAGTTGCACGACGCCATGAGCGAAGAGCAGTGGCAGCAATACCAGCACAGGAGCGCAGCATGACCGGCTTCATCGAGGCGAATATAACCAAACTTACTGGTGTAGCTCTTGACTGGGCCGTTGCCAAGGTTATTGACCGCAAAGTTGAGTATGAGTTTGAGACTGGATGCCTTTGGTTCGAGTCTGAAGATCATGAGTGGCTTATCTGGTCTCCATCCACAAACTGGGCATATGGAGGCCCAATACTGGATAAATACGGCACTGCGCTAAATCAAGGTGACATGGGGTGGTGGGCTCACGCCGGTGAACGGCTTGGCGAGGGTGACACTGCCCTTGTTGCAATATGCCGAGCCGTAGTATCGGCAAAGGTTGGCGGAGAAGTTGTGATGATTCCCAATGAGCTGATGCGAGGTTCGTTATGAACGCCGCCGTCGATACCAGTCTGGCCCTGCCGCAAGGGCTGGTGCTGGGACTCTCCAACGAGGAGTACCACTCCGGCCCCGGCATCAGCAAATCCCAGCTCGACGACATCGCCGAGAGCCCAGCCACCTACATCTGGCGCAAGAGCGCGCCGGTTGATGAGGAAAAGCTCAAGGCGCTGGATATGGGTACCGCCCTGCACTGCCTGTTGCTGGAGCCGGAAGAGTTCGAGGATCGATTTATCATCGCGCCCGAGTTCAACCGCCGCACCAACGCTGGCAAGGACGAAGAGAAGGAGTTTCTAGCCAACTGCGCCGAGCTGGGCAAGACCATCATGACCGCAGAGGATGGGCGCAAGCTGCAGCTGATGCGCGAAAGCGTGTTCGCCCACCCTGACGCCCGCTGGCTGCTGGAGCAAGACGGTCTCTGCGAGGGGTCGCTC